CTATTTATATGCGTTCGACAAGTTTTGCATCTTCGCCATCACCACGGCATGCTGCGCCTCCCCTACGCGTAACACGTTCAGCGCGTGGAACCGCGGCATCTTCACGTAATCCTCCACGGTAAACGGCGCAAGCTCCTCCGCCAGCTCCCGGAACGTCTTCTTGCTCGCGCGGTACACGGTATAATGCGGCCCCGCACTCCGTATGATCTCCGCGAGGTCACTCGGTATCTGCTCCCACGAGTGGAACATCCACACGTAACCTACCCGCCATTTCCGCGACTCAACCGCCGCCGTCTTCCACGTACGCGCCGACCGGAGGAATTGGTGTGGCTCGTCATATACGACAAAGAACGGGAACTGGTCCGCCTCCTCACGCAGAACCATCGCGAGGTCAATTTTGACCGACAGGAGGTTCACGATGAGGTCGACCACCTCAGCGCCGAGTGTCGCTTTGGGCACGTCAATGACAACCGCGCGCCGCCCGCTCATTAGCGCGACCATATCGAGCGACCTGTCGGACTCGAAACATTCCGCGAGATATTCGTCTCCCAGGATCGTATCAAGCCGGTTGTATATCGGGGCCAACACCTGCGCCCGCTTCCCCTCCGTCATCCGCCCGTAATCTTCGAGCGTCGACCGGTGCATTCCCGGCCTCATCCGCTCGATACACGCGGACCTATACGCGTCGTCCTCGAATATCCGCATGATCTCCGCCAGCCGCGCCGTCTGCATCGCCATGATCGAAGCGCGAAGGTAACGGGCGGTCTGCGCCCCGGCCTCGTCGGTCGCCGTATTGAAGAACGAGATAATCGCGTTAGCCAGCCGGTTCCTGGCGCGCGGCGACCGGTTGATCTCGCAGAAATCGAGCGCAAACGGGGCCGTGCCGTCAATACGGATTCGGGTTACGTGGTCACTCGGTAACGCGGCCGCCACCATATCGCCGATCTGCCCTTTCGCGGGATCAATCGCAAGGCCCCCGAAACCGTTTCGTACGGCCTCGACAATAAGGTTCGCGCCGAACGTGGTTTTGCCGCTGCCCATTCCGCCGATCACTACGCGCGGCAAGCAAAGCTCATCGTAATTGTCCGTCGGCATATACACCGTTTGCGCGACGCCCTTATGCGTTACCGTGCCCAACCGCAGGCCGCCCGCCGATATTTCCGCCGGTATGCCGGTTTCAAGCAGGCGGACGTTTTCGATGTGGTAACGCTCCTGCAACGGTCGCGTCGGTAACAGGAACAGGCGGGAGACCTCCGGTATGCTCATGTAATCGCGAGCAAGCCGGAGCCCCACCGTTCGCTCCCGCATCTTCCGCCACGTACGGTCTGCGTCCGTCTCATGCGCGACGAGCTGGTTGTCTCCGTCCAGTTCGCGGAATGCCATCGTGACCATCCGCATGACCGCTTTCGCCCGCGCCTTATCCGCGCACACAACGCCTATACGCACCGTTACGTCGAACGCGTCCCCTCGCGTCTTGTTTAGCGTCTCCGACCGGAGTTTGCCGTCGCGGAGTATGGCCGCGCGCTCTCCGCCGTCGATATTGATTGGCTCCGGTTCCTCGCCCGTCATGAGTTCGGTTACAATCGAAATCGCGCCGAGGACCGTTTTGGTCGCGAGTTTGAGTGCCGTACGTCCCGCCGTCCGTTTGTTCAGCGCGAGTTTTTGCGGCATTTCGCCCGCCTTGAACCGTTCGTACGCTTGCGCCGCGCCTTCGTACCAGTCTTTTTCGGCAGGGACCGCGAGTGTCTGTACGTATACCGCGTCGCCTTCGTCAAGTGCGTTGATCGTTTCGAGGAGCGACGCCAGGAACGATATTTCACGCCGGTCAACACGGATCGCGAACATATAGTGGTAGTTCAGTTCGAGCGTCGTCGTTACGTCCGGGCGCACGGTAAACGGATCGGCCACCTCCGTAATCGTAACGTTCGGCCACGTTGATTCGATGGCCTTGCGCGCGAGCGATTCGTATTCCCGTAGGACGGTGACGGTGAATGACGCTCCTTCACGTTGCAGAACCGTTTCAAACGAAACAAAAGGCGCGCGCTCGATACGGCGTTTGCCGGAGTTCCACCGTTCGAGTGGCGATTGGTAAACGCAGAGTGTTTGCGCGAACTGCTCGACAGATTCGTTATTCAAGCGCGAGTCTGGCGTTATTCGCAGATGGACGAGCGCACCTATTTCGCCACCATCGCTTTGCCCACGCCCACGAGTATCTGCATGATCGCTGGGGCGAACTGCATCCCCACGTAGCCCACCGCCGCCCACTTGAGCATCGACAGGCCCTTCGACCGCTGCCCGACCATTATCAGGAGAAACCCGCCGCATATCATTAGGAATGCTATCGGATACGACACTCCCTGCGCCAACTGGATGATCGGATCGAACGCGCTGATTATCTTGTCGGCCAATCCGCTCGCTTCCGCGTGCTCCAATCGCAACACGTATACCGCCGTCGCCCCCGCCAGGAGAGCGCTTAGTTTCCGTTTCTGCCGCGCAGTTAACACGCTCCCCATCGCGTCGAAAAAATCGCGCCACGGTATCACCTCGGTCTTTTGTCGCCGAAATCTCGGCAGAGCTACCGAATAAAACACGGTATAACACTCCTCTCGTTTGGCGATACTACGCGTATCCATAACGTAAGGAGGCCGAAGTATGCCGTTTCTCGTCTACGCTGGATACGCGCTTGTTGCAAGTGGAACCGGACTTCTCGCGCTGAAACTTATCGCTGATTTCGCGCGCTAATCGTAAACCAACGTATCACCTTCGACCCGACACCGCACCTTAAACCGCTCCTCGACGTTATGCTGCCGCTGCACGAACTCGACGATATTGACGTTGTTGACGCACAGCTTAACGAGATAGTGCGCGAACGTGGTCGGGTGCTTCCGGCACGCGTGCGCAAGGCGTTCGAGTTTCGCGTTCGTATCGTCGTCGGGCGATAGGTTAATGCGTTTTCGTTTCGGCACGCTAACCACCTCCTTGCCGTAACCTTACGCGGTTACAGCGTTACCTATGCGTGTACCGAAAATAAAATACAAGCCCTGGCGCGGTTCTTTACCGTACCAGGGCCGTTATTTTCCGGAGGCCATACGATGGGCCAACGCTCGCTCGCGCCTACGCGCTACGCTAGAGCGTATGCGGGCGGTCGCGGAAATATGTACGTCCGAGCGAAATTTTCACGGGGTTACGCGGTTACTTCGTTACACTTACGACATCCTCCACGCGAATCCACACGGAATCCCAATCGTTCACGAGTTTGAACCGCCGTTTATTCGCGTCAATTTCCTTGACCACGCCCCATGCCGTTTCAAACACGCCAAGACCGCGGCTTACCTCGCGGAACCACTTAACGGTAATCGCGTAGTCATATTGCGTGCTGTCGTAAATACGGAAGCACATCTCGCCAAAATCGTCCTCGTCAACGGTTGGGCGCGGTTCGAGCCCGCGTTCCGCGTTATGTTCGAGAATCGCCGCCCTATGTTCCGGCAAGATAATACGCATGCTGCTGAATAGATCGTTAATTTTCGTTCTCTTCAACGTGATCCCTCCGATACGAACGTTTGTTCTTATATTATGCGCGATAAGAGACGGATTTATCAAGACAAAAAAAAATAACGCCCCGGCGGCGGAGCAAATCCGCTACCAGGGCGTTCGTTATTCGTTTTTCGCGCGGGCGGCATCGACGCTTGCTTCCGCAAACATGTAGACCGCACACGAGCCAATCGCGCCGATCAACGCGACAACTTTCGTAATGGTATCCGCGTCTGTTCCGAACAGGACGAGAGCGCTCGTTGCAACACCGGCAATCAGCGCCCAAAACTTACGAGAGCCGAGTTTCGCTTTCCAGTCGATCATTTCCGCGTCAACTCCTTCATTACGTATTCGATCGCGCGGTCGATCAACACGGCGGCCTCCGCGCGCGTTAACGGATCGGCCGGTTTCAGATGGCCTTGCCCGTCGCCTTTCAGAACGCCTTTCTCGTACAGAGAGTCCGCGTGATCCTTGCACCACTCCAGCTCTTTGGGAATGTCCTTGAAGTATTTACTCATCAGATAAACGACCTCCGCTCTTTTGGCTTCCGGGGGCTTGGCGTTGCCGCCCGTCATCTCCTCCGCAACTTCCCGTTTGAATCGCGCCCACTCGTCCGGGTTGTTCACGAACCAGCGGTGACAATCCTTCCAGCCAACGACTTCCTTATGCAGCCACAAGTCATTCGCGGTCAGCCCGTACCGTTTCAGCAGTTGGGCCGCCAGCTTCACGGTCGCACGCCAAGTCTCCGCCGTCATCCGCCCGTCCCAATCCGTATGGCAACACTCAATGCCGATAGTGCAATCGTTAGGGTAACGGGACAAACGCGTAAGGGCCGCGCTCGTGTACGTGGTGCTCCCGACGTGGTACGCCATTTCCGTTTCCGGCAGGCATTGAACGATGGACCCGTCGAGGCACACGATATAATGCGCGGACCCGTAACCGGATTTGCCGTCCTTTCTGCGTTCGAAGAAATTGCGGTTGTTGAGCGCGGTACTGCCCGGGTTCGCGACCCAATGGATTACGACGCCTTTTACGGGCTTCAAACGGGTGCCGGGGCGCGAGTACGGGTTTGGCGTCAGGAAATTAGATTGGACTTTGAGTTCCACGGTTGTCTTCCTCCTCTCTGCGCGGCTCCGGCTGCTTCCGGAACTCCTGGACCGCGCGGACACCGTATACGCCGCCCGTAATCGTCATGAGGACCGGCGCGACCATATCGAGGAGCGTAATGTACATCGCGTCGATCGGCCGCCCCATCAAAACGAGAACGAGCCCGATCACAACGAAAACGAAAAAGACGGTCGTGGCCGCGAGTAACAGGTAATCCTTTTCGCTCAGACCGTCTTGATCGTTGAGGAACGTTTTCATCCCGTCACCTCGTCAGAAAGTAGATGAGGATGGACCCGATAAAACTCGTGCCCATCCCGATAATGACGCCCCACTTACGTCGGTCGTCCGCTTTGATCTCGGCGATGTCGCGGGCGTTCTCTTGCGCGAGGGCCAGCGCCTCCCTCGACCGCTCGTTTGCGGCGTCGGCCGTTTTCTTGACGTCGGCCATTCCGTCAAGTTTCGTATCCAGCCGCACGAGCCATTCGCGAACGTCCGCCAACTGCGTACGAATCTCTTTCATATCGTCCATACGCGTTATACCTCGTCAGCGCACGTCGGTTCGGCCAGGTGCCCGGCGTCCAACTGGATCAAGACTTGGCGTACATCGTTCCGTATCAATTTCGGCACATCGCAGATCGTTTTGTACCCCTTGACGATCAACGTTGCGTAGATTACAGCCATCTCGTCTCCTCCTCCGAGTATGAGTCGTAATAGAAAAAGCGCCACCGCCCGCATCGGCTACGCTCCAGCCTCCGCGTCAAGTAGCGCTTGAACCTCCGCTTTATGTTTATCCGGTACGTCGTCCAGCGTTTTGAGCCCGGCCTTGATTAATCGGTAGTAAATCGTTGCCACTACGGTGTACCTCCCGATTGAAGTGCGAGTAATTCTTCGTATACTTGCGTGAGCGCGAGCATCAGGTCGATGTTTTCGCGCTCAAGCTGTTGGATGCGTTCACGATCGGTCGGCGGTCGCTCGCCCGGATTCACGTCGACCAGCGGCCCGAACCAGCCGTCAGGTCTTCGCGGCCTCAACTTTGGCATCAACCGATCCCTCCCATGATCTTTTTAACTGCGGCGGTCGACGAAGTGTTTTCGCGCGTGAACGTCAGCCTTAACGCTACTTTCGCGCCGGGCTGCGCCACTGTCCCCACAAACTCGTCCTCGACGATGGTCCCGTCGCCCAACGGAACCGACGCGTTCTTCGTCAGCGCCACGTAATTTTCCGGGTCCGCGCTGCCGACGATAGATGCCGCCGCGTCCACGGTCAGGTCACCTGCCTCCCGCTGTACCCACGCGGCAATCTCCGCCGCGCTACCGAGTGGCGGCGTAATCGCATATCGGACGACCGCCGTTTTGACTGGCGCGAGGCTTCCCGCTTTGTTCACCGTCAGCGCCTTCGTTGTGCTCGCGCCCTTCGCGTCGGTCGCCGTGAATACGATCGTGTTCGCGCCGAATGCGAGCGCTGATACCGGGATGCTGAACGAGAACGCGGTGCCGGATGCTGCTCCGGACTTCAACGTAACGGGCGCACCGCCATTGAACGCGACCGTCAGGTTCACGTTATCGGCCTCGGGATCGGTCACGGTTCCCGAGAACGTCAGCGTTTCCAGTTCGCTTACACCCGTTTGGTTCGCGTTGTACGAATCGAGGTTGATCGTGGGTGGACGGTTGAGGATAACGGTAAACGAACGGGTGAATGTCGTGGACGTTCCGCCTTGGTCGTCGACCGCATATACCGAGACGGTGTACGTGGTATTTTCCGCGAGAGGCCCGGATACATCCGTTCCGCCATCGTAGAGTCGTCCGTTCGTGAACGTGAGCGTCTTCGAGAACGGGATCGCGGTTGATCCGTCCGAGATGGCGGACGTGATGTTGCGGGCGGTGCCGCCGTTGATCGCGTACTTGACGGTTACGGCGTTGCCGTTGTCGGGGTCGGACGCGGTACCGGCGAGTTCGTACGTGGAACCTTCGGATAATGTTTGATTATCAGAAGGACTAGTTAGAGTTAACGCTGGAGAGTTGTTAAAGCTACCGTGAAATTTTACGCTCGTCGAGGTCTTGTAGATAACGGGAACTGCCGCGAATGCTCCGCTTTCGAGCGCCGACGGGTTGGTCCCGGTTTCAACCGTTGTCAGGTCACCGAAAGTAGTCGTACCATTTAGGCAAACTTGGAATTTAATTGTTCCGTTATCTTCGTAGATTGCGTAAACGTTACCGTTGGTATCCTCTGTAAGCGTAACGTTCTTCCGGTCGACCGTGTTCCCTGTCGTGATCTTGCCAATGACCGTCCATGTTGCACCGCCGTCGTCTGAGTACGCGACACGAACGTTTTGCTTCGGGGTGTCGGTTGAGTCAAGGCCGTGCCAGCCAGCGATAATCCGCCCAATATTGGAGCCATATTTCTTGACGAGTGCACTTGGGAAGGATTGGGCGTACCCTCCTCCATCGTAAATCGGAGTAAATCCCGTTGTTGTTGTAGAACCGCTAAAACCAGTACCGTTCCAATATCGGCAGGAAATCCGTCTATAACTCGGACTATTGTTTTCCGCGAAGATTACGACAGGATACCCATTTGAACGAATAATAATCGTCGGATCCGTGTTATCCGTTCCGCTCGTATTAAACCCCGTCAACTGCGTCGGAGCGGCCCACGTTTGCCCGCCGTCCGTACTTTTGCTGTACCGGATGTTGAACGAGTTGGGATATGTCGAGTTTTTTGATGCCCACGCGGCATGTAAAGTTCCGTCCGGGGCGATGGCGAGGGAGACGTTTTTATCCAGAGCAGATTGGGAGTTCAGGGTTTCGACGCTAACTATAGTGGTAGAAAGGTCTGTGTTCGAAACAGTTGTTGCATCAAATTTTACCATGCTGAGATTTACGCCAAGTTGATATATGGCGTAAACAACTGTCTCTTTACTGACAATCGCTACACCACTCGTGGCCGTGGTTGTAATGTAGCAAAGTTGAGACCAGTTACTCCCGTTATTTTGAGACACAAAGAATTTGATATCTGTTGTTCCGTTAACAACTGCCGCAACCAACCACCCGTTGCTCAATCGGACAAGTTTCCGTCCGCCGTTGCCGGATGTGTTATACGGTTGCGCTACGACTGTTACCGGTGTTGTGATGCTCGCCATGCTCTCACTCCTTTCCATCCCAAATGGCCGTTATCCGAAGGTTTCCACGTTCTGGAATCGCGCATCTTCACGCCTCCGAAATCGCAATATCACTCGTTCCCCACGACGGAAATACCATCCGCGCAGCCACCGCATCCGTCACCGCCGTCGTCCGCGCCACGGTCGCCTTCGCTTTATACGCGTGCGCGAGCGCCGTCACCGTCAACTGCCCGGCCGCCACCGCCGTAATCCGTACGTTCTCCGCGTTCACATCGTCAAAAATCGTAACTTCCTCGCCTACCGCAAAAACGGCGCTATTACCGACAGGAACCGTCGTGGCCCCGGCCGAAAGCGCCGCCGTCGTATATGTCGCGGCATCAGCGAGTACCGCCGTTACGCGACCGCCTTTGCCGTCGAGGATGTCGTAGAAAATTCCAGCGTTATCGGGATACCGGAAGTTGATCTCGTCCGCGATCGACCAACCAACGTCGAGGCGCGCGATAAGTAACCGCAGATCCTCGATTTGTCCGTACAGGTCTTCGGCGGTCGCGTCGATAATATCGAAGTTCTCGACGATCTCGGCGCGCGATACCCGGTCCGTTCCGACCCACCGGTGAAGGCCGAGCGTATTCGTTTGTCCACTACTCACGGCATATGCACCTCCAATTCGTCCCATGCGAAGCTGTCCGCCTCGTCCCAGGTCATCGCGTCAAACTCGTCCCACACGAACCACGAGAATTCAAGCGCAATATCGAGGTGGGCCGGTATGAGTTCGCGCAGTTCCTTCCGTACGTCCTCCGCGTTGATCGGCACGCCCCGCTTGCCCACGAGTTTGACCACGACCCGCGCCCCGGTAAAGTCCTCGCTCACTTCCGTCGCCGCCCCGTACAGGGTATCCGCAAGCCCCCGCACGACCTCGACCGTGACCGTTCCGAACCCTTGCAGACGGGACTTGACGATGGCGCGCCGGACGTCCAACGGTTTGGATTCGTCCGTTTTGATTCCGCAAATGGCCTCCCACCGCGCGAGGCCCCACGTTGCGGTATCGACGAAAAACTGCGCCAGCGTATCGGCGACCGCCGCATTAAGCGCGATGATTTCGTCGGCCTCGCGGTCTACGAGGTTGCGGGCGACTCGGGAATCGCGGTAGTACCCCGGAAGGTAATCGTGCATATCCTGCCGAATATCGCGCTCGTTAGCCTGCAACGAAGTTCACCGTCCTCAGTACCGGAATCGCATCGCCAACGATTTCGATATTGCCCGTGCCGCCGTTTAACGTCAGGTTCGCGTAGTCCGTGATGTTCGGGTTATCGAGGAGAATCCGCTGAATCTGCGAAATGCGGACGATCGGATCGCCGAACGCCAGCTCGCGGAAATATTCGTTGATCTCCGCGACGATGGCGGCCTGCACCGCGCCCAAATCCGCCCCACTCGTCAGGTACAGCGTCGCCGCCACGTCAATTCCGTAGTCGATTGCGCCGATAACGGTCACGTCCGCTCCGATCGGCCGTTCCGATTCGATATGCGTCTTTACCGCGTCAAGGAGCGATTGGGAAGGCACGCCATCGTCCGCGAGCACAACGACTTTGACCGTGAGGGGGCCGTTCCATACCGGATACACGCGCACGTCCCGGACGCCTACGACTTCGAGCGCCCATTGGCGGTATTGATACGCGTTGCCTGACGTGATCGGACGGCGCACACGGTCGAAGTAGCGTTTACGGAAGTCCTCGTTACTTTCCGCGTCAACGCCGCCATCGAAGGCTCCCGCGTTGGTTACGCCGGTGATGCCCGTGATATTGCCGGTGGTCAGTTTGATCGCGCCGGGGCCGACGTTGCCCGCAGCGCCCGCCTCTTTCGCCTCGGCCGCCACCGTTGCCGTTCCGTTTGTGATCGTCGCGTCCGCCGTCGTTACGAAGTAAATCGGCGAGTCGCCGTCCGTGTACACTTCGGTTCCCTTCGGAATGACCGTGCCCTCGTTGCCGGTAAACGTGACGAAACCGGTGGCCTTTACGGCTGGCTTGCGGGTCAGTCCGACCTCAGCCGCGCGCCTATCGAGCCACTCGTCATATGCCGTGTCCGCGAACGCCTTATCGTTGAACGTGCCGAGTTCGACGTAAAGGGCCTCCGCCTCAATCGCGACCGGCCCCGTCAGGTCGTACGTGACCGAACCGGGCCGCTTGTCGATGTCCGGAGGGCTCGCCTCGAGCATCCGTTGGTGTATCACGTCTTTCGTTTGATCTTCGTAAGCCACGCCTATAACGTCACCTCCTCGCGTAATGTGCCGTCCGCCGTATCAACGAAAAAAGAGACGTACAGACCGTCTCCTTCGCGTGTGATTGTGAAGTTGTATACGTCAGTAATCCGGTCGTCCACGAGAAGCGCCTCGGAGATCAACCGGGGGACTTCCGCGTTCAAGAGTTCGATCGGCAGGTCTTGGCCGATGAGGTCTTCGAGTTCGCATCCGTATAGATGCTCGTAGCCATATACGAGATACCGGAACCGCGCCGTCATAATCGCCTTACGAATCGCCTGCCGGATCGCGGCCTCGCCGTCGATAATGCTGCCAATCTCGCCCGTTTCGAAGTCAAGCGCATACGTCCGAGATGGTTGCGGTGTGGGCGCGACTTCGACCGCGCGTTCTTCCGGTGGTTTAAGAGGACTCAGCGCCATTGTACGTCACCACCCGGTCTAAGATTACGTAGGATTGCCCGTCATTCATGGACGCAACGAGCACGCGGTCGCCCGCCTTCAACACGTCTTCAAACTGCATCTCAACGTACGAATACGTCCATGCGAGCGACCCGGTGCTATCGTTATCGCGCGGCTTCGGTTCCGTATCGCCAACGTCGCGCTCCGCGTCCTGTTCGTGTTTGATCGTGACAATGCGTTTGTGTCGCGTAAGGTGTTCCGCGACCAATACGTCATCGGCTTCGAGTTCGAGCGCCATATTGTCGATTTTGATACGGAGTTCGGGCGGTGGCGCGACGACGGTGGCGAGTTCGAACCGGTCGTAATCGTTGTATCCGATCTGGCGGATGAGTTGAACGAGTTGGCTCGCGCCGGACCCTTCGATCCTATCCGATACCTTTCGCGTTGAGGATGAAGTCAACTTTGTCGTCCGCTCCTTTCCGTCGATTCCGTTTTTCTTCCGGTGGTGGCTCGTACTCCATGACGGGGAGATCATCAGTCGCGCTCAACGTCAGGGACATCCGGTGTGTGCCGCCGCTGAACGTGTGCGAATCGGTTGAAACGTAGAAGCCGCCGACCAATCCCGTCATGGATTCGCGGACATAGATCGCGGTGCCTGCGGTTACGTCCGGGTTGCCGAGCGCGTCAACACGAGCGGTATCGTCGATTGTGCCGAGTTCCGCGAGAAGTTGTTTGGCGCGCTGCTGCACCTGCGAGGCCGTCATATCCGGGTCCACGTTTTCGAGGTGCTGCATGATGCCGAACCGTTTGATTAGCGCGTCGTCCTTCACTACCGCGATAATCGGTTTCTTGTCCGGGTCGCCACCGATCACCTTAACCTGCGTCCGCATGTCCTCGATGGACTGCGCGTAGGACGCGTCGATGATATTCCGGCCATTTTCGAGCACCCACCGGACGATCTGCTCTTTCCGTTCGAGGAGTTGCAACCGGCCTTCGCGCGAGGTAATAAAATAGCGCCTACCCGTCTGCTTTCGCGTGTAGGTAAGCGCCGTAATCATCATTTCCCACAACGATTTGTCGCGGAGGATCAACTTCGGAATCACGTAACCGGTGTCCACGATCGTCCCCGTCGGAATCCCGAAGTCCGCACACAATCGCTTGACAATCGCACTCGCGGTCATGTTCACGAATTTGCGCGTATCCTGGTTGCGCGTCAGATACGTGTTTTCATCGTACGCCGTCACGTTCATTCGACCGCGTGCGTCAACGTTAAACGCGAAAACAGGTCCGCGGAATAGCTCGCGCCCATCGTACAGGAGCCGGAGCTCTTTTCCGTGTTCAATCCGCCGGGCCTGCGTCCGACCGTCCGTTGTGTTGACGAGCGATACGTCGAGCTTTCGCGCCGCCTGCGTAATGTCGCCCGACCACGTTACGGATTGGACGGGTAACGGGGACCCATCGTACAACACTTCGACGTTCATGCGAGCACCAACTTTTGACCCGGATAAATACGGTTGGGGTCCGGGCCGATAACGGACTTGTTTTTCGCGTATATCTCCGGCCATTTCTTGCCGTACCGGAGCGCGATCTTCGTCAGGTTATCGCCGGGCTTTACCGTGTAGGTTGACGGGACTTCGCGCGTGTTCGGGCGAGTTGTTTGCGTGCTGACTTTCGCTTTGTTACCGATGATCTCGATCTTATTCACGTCGACGAACACGTACTCTTTCAGTGTAAGGTCGAAGTAGATGTCGCCGGGATTGCCCGCGCGCTCCGGTTCGTAGTTGAACGAACGGATGGTCACCGCGACGTTAATCGGTGTGCCCGTGATGGTCAGGCGGATGGGGCGGCGCGATTTCATCCAGCCCTCAATCGTCTGTACCGCGTCCCAAGGCGATGGGATCGCTTCGTACTCGCAATAGGACGGGTTGTAATCGCGCGGGAAAAACGAGGAAAAAGAAAAGTCCCGCAAGTTGGCGTCACCAATAACGGTGTATTCGCCTAACTGCGAGACTTGAACGTCCTCGTACGAGTGGGACGACGATATTTGGATTGACGGAGGGTTGACCGGGAGTTGCAAGCGTTCGGCTCCGTTATTGAACGAGAGCCAGAATTGGATTGCGTTGGGTATGACGGATCACCTCCGTTATTTATATCTACCGAGAACGGCCGTCGCGGAGTACACTCCGTTCTTGTCGTATTTAAGATAGACGCTGAATGTACCGGGTGTTTCCGCGTTTGAGCCGATTTGTTTCGCAAGTTCTGCGCTTTCCTTGTAGTAGTTCTGGAAAACATCCGCGAGCGTTTTGCTGACGTACTCTTTGCCGATAATGCCCTCAGCCTTAAAATCCCGGACATGCTTCGCGTCTTCCGGAATGTGGTCGCCAATCATGCGCCAACTCTCCTCCTGCGTGCGACGTGGCGACGCGGTAACCTCAAAGGCCAACCTGACCTCAACAGCCCGTTCATTTACAAAACGCGGAAGTAGGAACCCATTCATGAAGCTCCCGTTCTCCGCATCCCCGGCATTGTCTCCGCGGTACATCACGTAATAAGTGAGCGTATCGCCTAGTCCGGTAGACTTTGAGACTGTTTTCATTTCGGCAGGCTTTTCCTCTTGACTCGCTTTCGTTTCCTGGGGCGCTGACGACTTCGGAGCCTCTGGAGCAGCTTTTTGCTCGGTACAGCCAAACAGCAAAAGGGAACAACATAGCAGTACCGTATATACGATCATTCTCATGCATAACACCTCTTCGGCAAAATCTACCTCCATGATAGCGTATATACGGTAAAGACTGCCAGTAGTTTCTTACCGTGCGGAATTAATCGCTCTCGCTAATTGAAGCGTAAGGTACTCGACAACTTCCGGATCGCGTATATCGCCGCCAGCCGCGTTAATCACGATGGACCCGATTTGTACACCGCCCTTCCCTGCCGAATACTCCCGGTTTTCTGCCGCTGTCAGCACGCGTTCACCCTTATGCAGACGCGCGGTGTAACCGTCCCTTGGAACGTATTCGATTCCATGATAGTGGTTTCCGTCCGCTCCCGAGCCAATCCCAAGTGCCCCTAGAAAGTCGTCGAACCACTTCATGTTACGTTTTTTTCTTTCGTATCTTTCTGATATTTCAGCGGGCGTAGGTGCAGGTACTCCGAGGAATCCGAAAGTCTCTTGTGCAGTCCGAGCGCGTTTCTCCTCGAATGCAACACCATATTGTGTCGGGTCCGTGAACAGTTTGTCAAATATGTTAACTGCACCTTCAACAACGGCGTTACCGAGAGCTTTCCCGAGAACGATACCGGCCTCCGCAAATCTTGGCGCTCCCGCCTCCACGGCATCCGCAAGAATGTCCGTTGTTTTCTTGGCGATGCCATTAAGCATCTCTTGTCCACCGGAATCAAGCCATCTATTAAATGCTCCCATCAAGTTGTCCCAAAAAGGTGGCGGACTTGATCCGTTATCGAGCATCTCCGCCTGCTTAAACTTGAACTCCGCCTGCGTCGCAACCTTCCATGTTTTCGGATCGTTGAGGTATGGCTCCAAAAATTTCTGGATGCTCTTTCCGATATTTTCGAACGTAGCGGTGATCTGAGGCCCGTACTGCTCCGCCATATCCGCGAACAACAGTGCTAATTGTTTGATCGTCGGCAACAACGGCTGCAACGCGGAAATCTGGATCGTCTCAATTGCGCCTTGCAACTGCTCGATTGCGCCTTTGGCGTTGTCCATCTTCTTCTTCGCAACGTCCAACGCGGTCACTTTCGTCATCTCCGCCTGGAACTTCCGGACTCCCTCTGCACCTTCGTTAAACAAGATCGTCGCCGCCCGGATCGCGTCCGAACCGAACATCGTTTCCAACGCCAGCATGCGCTGTTGGTCCGTTAGACCGGAGAGTGACTTTCGGAGAATACCTGCGATTTGTTCGAGGCTTTTCAGTTTGCCCCGCGCATCGAAAAACGCGTTCGCGCCCTTGCTCGTCATCAATCCGAGTCGCTTGAACAGCTTGATTTGGTCTTTCGTCGTAGGTTGCAAGTTCGACAACATCGTTTTCAACGAAGTACCAGCGTCAGAACCCTTCAAGCCGTTATTCGCGAACAAACCAAGCGCGGTATTCGTGTCTTTGAACGTCATGCCAACGCCAGCCGCGACCGCCGATACCGCCGAAAGAGAATACCGGAGTTCCTGGACGCTCGTTGCGGAAGCGTTCGCTGTACCCGCGAGAATGTCCGAAGCCTGAGCGGCCGTCATGGCGTCCCGTTTGAAGGCGTTCATGGCCGTCGACATTATTTCGGCGGCGTCCGCTAGTTCAAGCCCGCCCGCCGTTGCGAGGTTTAAAGCCGCCTCCAGTCCGCCAGCTTCGACTTGAGCCGGGGTCAAACCCGCCTTCAACAGTTCTTCGATGCCCTGCGCGGCTTCCAACGCGGAGTATTTCGTGTTCGCGCCCATTTTGATTGCGAGCGCCGACATCCGCTTCATTTCCTCGTTTGTCGCGCCCGTCAACGCTTGGATGGACGACATCTGCGACTCGAAATCCATCGCCTTGTTGAAGGAAGAAAAAACAAACGCACCTGCGCCCAATCCTCCGGCCAGTGCGGTCAATTTCCCTAGCGTTATGCTGCCAATGCCCTTCGCGGCTTTACCGGCGTTCTTCGAAATCTTATCGAGAACTTTGGCGGCCTGCTCTCCGTCTTTTACGAAGCGACCGTTTGAGTTACGTAACCGACCTTGTGCATCGCGATAAGTTTCGAGAGCCTTGGCGGCCTTATTCGTCATTTCCTGCGTACGTTGTATTTGATTGGTCGCTTTCTTGAGCGGATCGGTAAGTTTATCGATTAACCGCAAGCGCGCAGTCAAATCGTAAGCCATACGTTACCTCCGCCCCCTTTCGCTTAGCAGTCGCAGTTTCGCCCGTTCACGTTTTTCCTCTTCGAGAACTAGCGCCATGCTTCCGTACATGAACCGTTTGTCTGGCGCGTTGTAAACCTCGCGAGGCGGGATGCCGTGGCGTTGGAATATCTCGTGCAACAAATACGCCTCGCCACCCGCCCGAATCAGTTTTTTACTTCTTCGAGGTCGTCGTCGTTAAAACCGGAAAGGTCCAGGATTTTCGCGGACAGACGCGCGATCTCACCGGCCAGAAGCGACTTTTTCACGCAATCGCCCGGGTCTGACGCGCCAACCTTCGTCATCAGTTCCGCGTTAGAGAAGTCGGGGTCTACGCAGCCCTCCGCCACGATCGCCATACCGAACGCGTTCTCATCGACGACCTCTTTGCGGTTCTTACCTTTGCCGACGATGTTGGTGCATTGTTCGCGCAGGCGGCTGACGGTATCGCCATCGATCGCTTTAACCGTGAAATCTACGCCGAGCCGCTTCATATACACCGTGTCTTTCACGTCAAGGGACGCGCCGAGGAGCGCCTTCAATGCGTCAGTTGCCATCTATGAATCCTCCGTTTCAATCGGTTATTTTCGAAGTGAAAAGAGGCGGCCGAAGCCGCCGTGATTACTCCTCAGTAATCCGGTCGAGGAGTTCGTATCCCTCAAAAGTAAAAGGCAGCTCCTCTTCCACAAGAGAACCTGCCTCGAAGTTCATGAGGGGGATCGAATCAAATTGAACCCTTTTCAGTCGGACGCGGTAAGCTCCGAAACTGTCAGGGTCATCGAGCTTGAGAATCAATTCGGTTACGACCGAAGGATTGCGGTCATCAGCCACCTGACCGATTTCTTCGATAAGCGCGGTGGTCACTTTGTACCCACTGATCGTACCAGTACCGGCCAATCCGACCACCTTTTTGCCGGTCCATCGGGTGCCGGAGCGCGGTACGTCTTCTTTCTGGATTTCGACAGTAGCCTCCGCCCTATGGAAGTTCGTCAGCCACCGTCCATCCTTCCATACCTGACCGGCGTGGCCGCTAATCACGCGAGTCGAATCAAGAACGCCCATCTATTCTTTCACCGTCCTTACACGTTAATAGTCAGGAAAATCCGCTCGATGCTATCGACGTGCTCAAACGAAATGAGCAAGTACACAGAATCGCCTTTCGATTCGTACTGCGGATCGAGCGCAACAGCCGGATTCATCAGTACGTTAGCGTCCTCCAACCGTTCAAGGTACGCCTTGATCGCGGAGATGAGCGCAGCCTGCCCGTCCGGATTGTTGTCGATCTTGCCGATATACGCGTCGGCCGCCGTCTTCGTAACGTCCGTTGCAATCGCTTGACGCGCGCGAATCACCCGGATTTTCTTACCGGACGTGACGAGGCCCTGTTCGACTTTGACCTTCTCGCCATCGTGAACGAGAACGAGCGACCCCGCCGCCAGCGCCGTTTTAACCTGCGAGTTCGTCAACCGCTTGCTCACGTCATCGACCGGTACTTGCGCGTACGTAATCGACTGATTAATCGCTTTACCCGCGATAAGGCCCGCGATATACGGCGCGTACTCTGCGGAGCTGTACGTGGTCCCACCGGTCTTAACGCCGACAATAAGGTTCACCACGTAATCGTCTTTGTACGTGGTCGAGCGCGTGTTACCCACGGACGGGTCCGCATCGTCCGCGTCCGAACCGCCGACAACGAGCAAGAAATGTTTGCCCTCGTCGCGGTTGCGTTTGACCCACGCGAACGCTTCGTCAAGTTGACCGGGCACTTCGCCATCGAATACGAACACGTTGAACGGGCGTGCGTCAAACGCTTCGAACGCCTCGGCGTACGCGGCGTCTTCCGTTACGGTCGTGCCGTCGATTTCCGGCAGCGTGTAGACGAGAACCTCTTTCGCACCGCCCTGCAACGCGAACTTGATCGACTGAATGTTCGCCTCGCCGAACGTGTCAATCGCTTGCTTTTCGTTTTCGATCGTGTAGAACGTTTTGGCCGTCGCGTTAGTGCCGTATGTTTTCAGTGGGATCGCGACAATGCCGCGCGCTCCGCCTTTAATCTGAGATGCCGCTGCCTCAACGAAATTGAGGTACAGCCCTGGGCGCGTCGGCAAGTCCGTAGGGTCCCATTTGCCCCCTGTCGCCATCTACGAATCACTCCTCTGCTTTCAAATAAAAAGGCCGGGTTCTCAACCGACCGGAATCCGCAGTTCATACCGCGGATAAACGTGCATGATCTTGTCGTACTGCTCTTGCGTCCTCGCCTCGCGAACCTCCGTCTGTAGCACGCCAATGCACGCCCACAGACCGCTCTCCGTCCGGAACGCCGCGCCAAACGCGAACGGCCCGCAACGGATATACCGGAGCGATCCGTTAAGCGGTATTAACGTCGTCCCATCGTTAACCTTCCGCGTGATCGCGTCCATTTTCATCAAGCACGCGGGCGAGTCCGCGCCATACGCGACGATTTGATACGTGCGCTCAACGCGGTAATGGTAGCCCGTTTCCGACTCCGTATCCGTGTTTTGGACGCGGATGACGAGCGTTGTCGCGGTTGGTTGCGTGGGGACTTCGTACTTGACGGACGCGCCCGGTACGGCGGACGCGACGAAGGAGGCGACGGAGGCGAGTTCGTTCATTAACGCCATAATCGGTCACCTCGCGCTTAGAATCCGTGTTTCTTGACTTCGCGTTCGATCTCCGCCTCGATCTCGCGCATCCACCTGTCCGCGTGCTGTTTGGCGGGCTCGTCGAGGAACTTCGCGACGGTGCCGGGCGTGGTCGGATTCTTGATTTCGCCTTTGATCTCGTGCAGGTAGTACGCGTAGTTAAACCGCCCCTTGCCGGAATCCTCGATAGCGACCGCGCTGATTTCGCCGGTCAGGTCAAGGCCGTCGCCGGTTATCTCCGTATCAATGCCGCGCCTCAGCGTCCCTTTATCCAACGGAGCCACGTCCGCAGCCTCCCGCCGCCAATCGTCGAGCGCATCGTGGAGGCCTCGTTTGGCCCCGCGCGCTATCGCCTCGGTCGCGCCGTTTAGGTCGCGGATAAACTTCGATAGGTCAAGTTCGAACTCGCGCGCCATCAGACGTTCACCACCGTCAGGATCGGTTTACCGTTCAGCCCCCGTTTGATCTCGATTGATATGGGCGTATAGGTTCGCACCGTTCCCGTCTCGTCAGTGAACGCGATGGTGTCGGTCAGCCCGAGCGCTTGACCTGTCGCGGGATCGACCGGTATCTTATCGAAGTAGATTTGCGCGACCGACACGACCTCTTGCGCGGTGACGCCGTGGACGCCGCCTGCACCGCTTGCCGACCGGACGAGTTTCGTGCCCTCTTGAATGCGGCAACGCAATTGGTACGGCGTGCCCGGAATCGGACGGTCCCATTCGTCGGTGCCGCCGGACGCTGGCGTGATCGTAACGGTGTTTTTCAACGGAATTAACGCCATGCCGCAACACCCCGCGTCATAAGACGGTCCATCCTACGCGACGTTTCGCCGGTTTCGGCAAGTCCGCGTTTGCCGGGTCCGCCGCGATCAAATCGAGCGCCGCCTGCGGGATCAAATCGACAAGATCACGCGCGGCCTCACGGAAATTGAACGAGGCGACGCCGGACAGCGAGAACGACTGTACACCGCGCTGCGCCTGTACCATCGTGTCGTTGAACTGACGAGCCAATTCCGCGGCATATTCGTAGACCGCCGCGTCCGGTATCACGTAGGTCGGGTACTTGACGGAGAGCGTACGAGAGGCGACGTTCAGTATCCGTTGTTTTTTCGCGTCGTCCGCGTCTTGCCAATCCTCGACGTCAATTACGTTCGCGCCGATATAAGCGTCGGCGTCCGCTATTGTTACCGCCATGCGCGGTCACCTCCGTCGGTTATTTTCCGGAGGATTTGCGCTTAGGGGCGGGTTCCTCCGTTTTGGGTTCGGGTTGTTCCGGCTGCTTCGGCTCATCTACGCGTTCAGCGTCGATAAGCGCGTCCAGAACAGCGATTTCCTTCGGGTCTTCCGTTACGTAACGTCCGTGTCGGAATTTCCGATACTGTCCGTCAACGTAGAAACCGAGCTCTAGGTAACGGGATTTATATTCAGCCACGTAATCACCTCAATAGAAATGCCCGCAATCAAACGACTGCGGGCGCTTGTTGTTCAGTATTAGGACAGACCTTTCATGCGGCCATGTGCTTTCTCTTGGCGGAACTCAAAGGTGTACTCGCCAACAATCATACCGGTAGTGTAGTCGCCCCTCTGACCGAGGAAGGTGTGTCCGAACTCGCGGGATTGCAACGGACGAATCGCCATGCGGTTAACGTCAACCAGGAACAGTTCGTCAGGAGCCACGTTGTTGTTCAGAACGATTTCGAATTGACCGAAATCCGTTACGAACATATCAACGACTTGACCGCGAGTGTTTTCGCTACGAGTCAGCCGGATTGCGTTCGAGTCAAGCGCAGAGATCGCGCGTTTTTGTTTCGCGCCAACAATGATCTTGTACTCCCCGCCGGAAGCGAATCCGCCTTTTTCGTAGATAGACTGTGCGAGGTTGTTGATTTTATCGGCGCTGAGGGCACCGCCCGCAGAGTCTACGTTGGTAACGATCATGGAGCGCAGACCGGCCATCTGACGGATTTGACCGTTCTCGTACTTCACGCCGTTAATCAGCGCCTTTTCGAGTTGCAGCGCTACTTCCAGTTGTTTCTTTTGCTTCTCATACTCATACAGATCGTCGATACCGTACTGAGTTACTGCTTGTGCAGTACCGGAGATTTCGATGGTGTCATCGAAGATTTGCGTCAGGTTCGACTTGCGGACGCGCGCTTTGTAACGAGCTGCGCGGGCGTCAGCGCCTTCTGCGCCCTCAACGAACATTACCTCAACCTTCGCGCCGTCAGCGATTGCCGCTGCGGTAGTACCCGCATACCCACGAGTAACGGTCAGAGTTTTGTTGGCTACATCAACGGCAGTAACGAGCAAGAGCTCCTCACCGATCTTGATTACTTGGTTCGCGCGGAAAGGCTCGACGTCAGCAACAACGATGGAAGTGTCGGCTGCCGTTTTCGCGCCGGAGACAGTGGATTCGTCCGCGAACATTTCATCCTCGAACCATACGTGCTCAACCTGAGTCACAGGCGAGGAGAACCCAAGCAGGTTAATCAACGGAGTTTGGTGCGGATTCAGCAGCAGGATTTGATCGACTACAGATTCACGTTTACCAATAAGAGAAGCGTCATAAACTTTTGCCATGAGTTACTTTCCTCCTAGTTTTTGAAATAATAAAGACGACCCGATTCAGGTCGTCTCAATTACAGCCCAAGTTCTTTTTTCAATTGCGCATAAGCCATACGGTCCTCGATCCGACCGGTTCTCCGCGCCTTCTCCGCCGCCTCTTTCAACAATTGCTCTGCGGTCTTTTGCGCGGCCTCATTTGGGTTAGGATTCGAGGGGTTGCCGATGGTTTTCGGCTCCTTTTTCGCTTGCGCAAGCAGGAATGGTTTATGTTGAACCAACGCCTCGACCGCTTCCTTGACGCCCTTAACGCCATCCTCATCGACCGTTACCGCGGATAGGTCAGCGAGTTTCAGCGCGTCGTCAATGTAGGCGACGTTCAGCGCGGTTGCAACCTTAATAAATTCGTTGACGATCTTCTCGCGTTTGATGGATTCGCGAAGCTGTTCGAGTTCCTGCGCCAGCGTTTGCTTTTCGGACTCGTATTTCTTCGCAATCTCTTCCAGACGCTCTTTCTCGGACAGTTCTGCGAGGCGTTTCTCTTCGAGTACCCTTTCGTACTCTTCCGCCTTCTTCTTCAAATCGTCATAGTCCGCGAACTTCTCGTACTTCTTCCGTTCGCGTTCCAGTCGTTTCGCGACGATCTCGTCAAGCTCCGCCTGGGTGAACGTTTTCTCCGGTTGCTTACCGCTGCCTTCGTCCGGTTTATCTCCGGGCTCCGGTTGCGGGTCCGGGTCGCCTTCCGCGAAGAATTGCAGATTCATCGGAAACAGCGCTTTGAATTCGTTAGCCATCGTATACCTCCCGTTTATAGCCCGTCGGCTGTCGTTTGTACCGCGCAGTTTAACGTCATGAGCGTGTGGACGAGAAAAGAGCGCCTATTCGACGCTCGTCGGATTTCGCTTGCCTGTCGCGATTGCCCTATCGCCCAACTCCGCTTGTCGTTCGGCCCGTTCGCGTACCGAGCCCGGGAGTTTGGACGGGTCACGTAACGGGGAAATTACGTGACGGCAATTCGGATGAAATATCTGATTGGTCGCGCGCAACTCCGCATATGTCGGATAGTTGCCGGGGGCGTCCGGCGTGAGTTTAACGATCCGCCCTTCGTGGTACCGACACGCGTCCGTTGCGCCATGACGCGAAATGATGCCGTAGAAGGCCCCTCGCTGGACCGCCTCGTTCGTCGTTGCTTCAACGTGGGCTTCGCGCATTTTCGTACGCGTAACCAAATCGACATAGACATCCGGCCGCCAACGCCTTCCGGCCGCGTCGACGATCCCGGTATTTACGGAGTCACCGAGCTTCTTCCGCAATCCATCGAGAATATCGCGACTAATCGTGCGCCGCCCGTTAACGCCGCGCGCCATGTTCGCACGCATCGAATCGGCGGTGACTTGCCGGACAGCCGCGCGGACCTTGCGCTCGACGTTTTGGGTTACCGCGAGCAAATCCGCCTGCGTGTCCGCGATTACCGCGTCGACCATCGCTTTGTTCATGCGGTTGAACTTCGCGATATTGCGGGCCTCCTCGAACGTTTCCGCGACACCTAGCGCGAAGATAGCCGCCGCCACTCCGTCGGTTGCCGCCTTCGGGATGTTCGCCGCGACCCATACCGCTGACTCCTCGTTCAATGACGCGAGAATGCGGGCGACCTCCGCGAGCGCCGCCTGCGCTTGGGCGCGCGATATGTCCGTCAGGTCCAGCCGTTCGAGTTCGCGTAGGATGTCGGAGACGGCGCGTTTGTAGGCGGCGACAAGACGGGCGATTTCGTATTCATAATTGGGTTCCGGGGGTTGGCGGAAATCAGGCATTAGTTACCGCCTCCGCCGCCCTGTTTCGGCGCATTAAAAATGGACGAGTCCACGAATCCATTCGCGGCTTTCTCATCCTCTTCAATACGCGACATGATCTCGCGCGCCTTATCATCATCGACTTCGTCAAGCACCTTGATCGCCGATTGAACGTCGATTGTCGGCTTGCCTTGCAGGCGGATGCTCATGATCTCCGCGAGCTCTTTTTCGTCGCGTGGGATACCGTCCTTCCAACGGATGGTCGGATAGACCGGTTCGTACGGCTCGAAGCCGTCCACGCCTTCGTTGGCGTAGTTTTCGAGCGCCATCGCGGTCCACAACGCGTCACGGAACGCACGGTCGACGTGTACGCGAATCCGTTTGATTTTCGAGAGGATCGGCATGAAGCGCGCTTTAATCGCGACCCCGTCCGTGTGTGACGTGCCCGTTCCGCCTTTGTCCTCGGATAGCGTCGTGCCGAACAGCCATTGCGGCGTTTCGCTCAACTGGAACACGAGGCCGAGCAGAATGTCAAGCTCCTTAAACGCGCCGTCTAGTTGCGAGTCCCACGTCATGTATCCGGGCGTCACGTCGCTTTTATCGACCGGGATGTAGCGCCCGCTGAACCGCGTTTCTGCCTCGCCCAAGTCCGGGCCGTACGCGGTCGGATCGCTATGCTTCCAGAGGATATAATCAATCTGGACCAGGCGGTCATTGATCGCGGCCAACACGCTCTCCAACTTCTCAATACCGCTGATGCCCTGCCAATCGTCGTCCACCGTCTTGTACGGTACGTGAAAAACGGGAATCCACGTCAGGCCCGTTTCGACAATATCGGAGTCGCGTCCGGTTGACACGCGTTCCAGAATCGTGAACATCTGAATCGGCGCGTCATACGTTGTGTCCACGCCCTTGGGCGCGAGTTTGAACCGGTCGTACATGATAAAGCCGGGAACGTGGCGCTCGACGTTCAAGTACGGGATTTCTTCGCCATCCTGTTGCACGACCCACTCGACCCACGCGATGTTCACGGCCTTAAACCGTTTGCGGGAGCCGCGCGACAACTCCGGGAACACGTACGCCGGGTCGACCGCCTCGATGATCGGTTCGGGTTGCGCGGTGATTAACGGGTTACCGTCGTCGTCCGTTGGGACTTCGGATAAGTCCTGGCGAACGGCATAATACGCTTTGATCCACGCGTCGCCACGGATGCCTGCGCCGATGACGAGCTCGTGGCCGAGTTGATTTAGGTCGTTATCCTCGACGATCGAGTTAAGGCGCTGCTGTTGCGGGGAACTGTCGGGCAGGCCGGACTCGTACGCGGGCGGTTCGCCGAACATGAGATCGGCGGGTTTCGTAAGTAATACGTCCATAAGGTTGACAGCGATGTACAACTTCGCCAATTGCGGGGCGTGCGGCGTGTCCTTTAGGATTTCCGAGGCGCGTTCGAGGACTTCCGCCTGTTTGCCGTCGAAGATTTTGCGGCCGCGGTAATACTTGGCGAGCCGTTCGATGGCGTCGGCTGGCGGGTATTGCGCGCCTGGAACGAATAGTTTGCCGATGGGGAGCGCCTCCTTTCGTTAGAGCCACGCGGGCTTGTCGATTACTTTTTTGCGTCGATAATTCGTCGCGTCGTACGCCATATGCAGCGCGTCCGGTCCATCATCGTGATTGTGGTTCGGGTACAACTCGAACATTTCGATAAGCAACCGTTGATCGCGTTTAAAACGTATCTTCCCGTTTTGAATATCCGGCAACAGCGACTCAATGCGGAGCGCCTTGCGCATCCGCTGTTTTACTTCTTTCAGCCGCCCGTGAGTCGGATACCCGCGCCGACGAAGTTCCTCCGCCAACTTGTGCGCGAACCACTCTTGCGCCTGCTGCGCCTCGACCGCGATTGCTTCGTACTGGAACCGGAGTGCCCGTTCGACGACCTCCTGCAGCAGAACGTCCGGGTGAACCCGCCGCAAAAACACGTCCACAACGTAACAAACGCCCGTCTCACGGTTGCGAGCGAGCGTTATGATTGCGGAGTAGTCGCCTTTTTCTTTCCCCATCGCGAAGTCAATTCCGCAGAAGTAATCGAGCGTCAGGTCACGCAGGTCGTCGTCCGTATAATACGTGAACTCCTCCGGGTTGAAGATTTGTGTTTCTTCGTCGATTGGGTTGCCGAGGTATTCACGGTTGAACTCGGCGGGCCCCATCGCCTCGCGCTTCTCCATGAAGTATTTGTACGTGTACATCTGCGGCCACAAAACGGCCGTTCCGCGATCCATTTCCGCCTTGTTCGCCTCGTAAAAGGCGTTGGCGCGTTCAACCGCGTCAGACCGGTCCTCATTGTACAACCGCCGCCACTCTTCCCACAAATCCTCGCGTTCTGACCACGACAAGATCGCCGGGAACTTACGCGAAATGAAGTCCTTGCGCTTGGTGAGGACGTGGTTAAGCAGACTGTCGTAATGGACAATGGTGCCCATGAAAATACAGATGCCGCCGATGGCGAGCGCTTCAAGCATTTCGGCGCGGAACCATTTCAAGTTCTTGGCGCGGAGTTCCGGCGTGTTCGTATTTTCCTTCGATTCCAGGTCATCTAGCAGGAACAAGTCTGGACGCGACGAGCCATGACGGAGACCGCGCATCTGAGTACCGATACCCTTCGCCTCGACCTTCGTACCTGTCGACGTAACGAACTCGTACTTGTTGTCCGTCTCATTCATCGTTTTGCGCGGATTCAGTAGCTCACCGAAATCGCGCCGTAGCTTTTGGTTATGCTTCAGTTGGTTCGCGGTCCACTGGATGAAGTCGCCCGCCACGTCCGTCGTCTCCGATACCTCGACGATATACCGCTTGTGACGGTACACCGCTTGGTGACAGAGAAACGCGTTCGACAAGTACGCCGTCTTTGCGTGCCGCCGCCCCACCGACCACGCTACGTTCGTGACCGTCTTACCACGCGTTACATCGTCAAGGAGCGCGCAGAGTGTCCGGTGGAAATCCGCCGCATCCTCCAGCCGCTGCCCCGCCGGAATCAAGTTATCGGGATTGCCCGGGTTCAAGTCCTCCGAGAAATACTCGTAGGTGAACCGGAGCATATCGTATTCGCAGTCGTTCACGCGCTCCAGGACGTCGAGTTCGGCGGCCCATTCTTCCGCTTGGATAACGTCATATTCCGTTATCTCCTCTTTCGGCAGGCTCGCGAACGCGGCGATAAGCGCCCGTAATTTGCCGATCCGCTCTTCGCGTTCCGGGCGCGCCAACCATTCGCCATTGACGAACGCCATTAAGAACCGGACTCCTCCGCTTCTGACGCTTGTTTAGCGCGGGCCGCGCGTTCCTGCAATTCGGCAAGGCGCTCTTCCAACGACTTCTCGGCCGTGACGTCTTCCGTCTTGACCTCCGCGCGGTCAACGAGCATACCCGCGAACTTGTAGAACAGCTCGATCCCCTTCATGGAACCTTGCCCCTTGAGAGTCATTTCGATGTGCTTCTCCATGAACTGCGGCGCGTACGACTTGAACGCGTTGGCGGACAGTTCCGCGACATACTCGATAAAAGTCGCGTTGTGATGCCGCCATTTATACAGCGCGCTAACCGAGCAACCGGCCTGTTCCGCGATCTCATCGAGAGTCAGTCGTTTTCGTCCGTACTCGTCGGCTTCACGCGGAAGGAAGTTATTAACCGCAAGCAACTGCGCAGCCGCGATCTGCTCGCGCGATAACTTCGCTTCAAGTTTGCGTAGGTCTTTCGCCATGTTATCGTGCCCCTTTCGTTAAGATGCGTTGTGATATTCAAAACGTTCGCGCTTTCTCGTTAAGTAGAGGTCGCCGCAATCGCGATAGAGCCATTCACCCAGGCGGCGAACGTCGTCTTTTCCAGATACTATCGCGCGATAGTACGTTGACTTTCCGCTGTTATCGATCATGAGTCTCGCGTTGAACCCTCGTTCGAGCAGGATCGAAACCAGTCGCTCTGCGAACGGTAAAGACGCGGATACGACGGACATGCGGTATCCCTTTTCGTGAATCCATCCGTCACCATCTATAACACCGCGAAGAAAGTGGGGCAGATACTTTTCGGGCACATCGGGGAACGGTACCGTACATGATTTGCGCGGCGTAATACCATATCTATGCAGGTCTTGCACTACCTCTTGCCGCGAGATGGTTAACGCGTGAATGATCGTCTTGCCTCCGTTATTTTTGCGTACGGTTATCGGAGACGTCGCGCCTGTCACTCGCGCTATTTTATCGAGAATCTCCCGTTCCTTCTGCGTGATAGATAGCTGATTACCGGATACGCACCCGTCAGTCACAATGAAGCCGAGAACGTACGCCATTTCCGGCGACCACCGTTTAAAGAAATCGGTGTTTACGTCGTGGACCGGGGGCTTACCGGCCGGGCGCATCTTCACGCCCTCCCTATTGAGCAACCGTCTGATTTGTCGGTCTGATACGCCTGCGTCTTTCGCGATGCTTGCCGTTGATTCTCCGGACTCGTATCGCGTTACGATTTCGCTAATACTAATCGCGCTCTTTCGCAGGGCACTATTCGGCATTACATCGACTCCTCGTTCGTTATTTGACTCCGCGAGGAAATAAGAAAACGACCGTTGCCAGGGAGTCAGCGGCATAACTGGCGGTAGCTAATCGCCAGCACGGTCGTTTCTGCGCATCGGGCATAAAAAGAAGCCACCGATAGGCGACCGGTAGCTTCCGTTTAGACCCGAGGTTTTCAATTTTGTAAGAAAGTTGCGGGGGCCTGAGCGCGGCCTTTCGGAACCCCGCCCTGGGGGTCACGGCGCTTTGCATATCGTATGCATAACGTTGTAACCGAACAAACGTTTGAGTCCGATAATATCGATTCAGTAACCTGTTCACAATTCGAAGAACCCGCGCCGTTATCGCATTTTTCCGTTTCCACTCCGTTATGCAGTCGACATAATACCGTTGCATAACTATATATTGTGGTGTATCGTCATTATCCGGCACCCAAACGCCGGTCTCCGCCTGCATATCGTATGCATCCGGGTTGAAGTTTTCGGAGGCTGCGCGCGCCGGGCGCTCGTGCGGATGAAGGCGGAGGCGCATCGGTACATTCCGTTATGCTAACGCGATCCCTTCCGCGCACAACGCTACATTATATGCGCGAGGACAAGCGTGCCTAAACGTCGAATACCGATTGTGAAAGGAGGTGCGACAATGGACGTAGTTTTAGAGATACTCGGTGGAACATACGTTATAGACCGTAATCTCCGTGGTGACGCGCTAGAATCCCGTATTGTAGAATTAAACGTTAATGCGCGTGACTCATACGGCAAGGTACCGCTATCCGAAACCAAGCGCCTGTGTGCGGAGTCCATCGTTTTAAACCGCAAATTACACCTACGGAAAACTCCGTTTCCTTTCGAGAAACTAGCGATAATACTGGAAAAGGAAAAGCGGTATAGCGAAGCTCTAGCGGTCGTTAACGAGTTTCTATCGTATGAACCGCGAAGCGAAAAATTTATTAAACGCAAAGAACGGTTAGTCAAGAAAGTAATATAGCGCTGCGGCCTGACGGCCTTGCGACCTTCGGCGGGCAAGCCGCCTCGGTACCCTTCTCTTTCTCCGCGCCAGTATACATGTGTAATATTCTTCGCGAAGAAGGGATGATGGCGAGGAGCCGTCAGGCGAACTCGCTCGGCGTTAGCCGATTCCTCCTCGGCTGCGTTAGCTTTACGTTGTATATAAGATAAAGAACGATTTTGCCCGTTTTGCCCTCGAAAAATCGCCGAATCCCTTGCGGCTGTAAGGCGGAAGCCACCTCGACTCGCGTGCAAAAAAGGGGACGTATCTGCCCGAAATCGTGCAAAAAAGGGGACGTATTTTTTACGCCCCTAATACGAATGTGCCTCGAACAGAGCCCGGAGCGTCTCGTCCGGCTGCCCGTTCTTCCGATAAAACACGTACGGATTGAGCACCGTTAGCGTCTCGCGTTTGTCCGCTCCCTTCCGCCATTCACCGACAATGCCCGCTTTCCTCAATCGGGCGAGCGTCTCTTTCGTTTTGCTCTCCGCCATCCCAACGATTGTGGCGATTTGCCTCTCGTTAAGGAACCGGATGTCCTCGGGATTCTCCGCGAACGGGTCCGAGCAAATCACGTTCGTCGAATAGTGAACGTACGGGAGCAGCTTATACACGAAACCAAAATCGGCCGCCGACATCTTGAACCGTTTGAGCGCGGTAAAAAACGTCTTGATCAGCATGTCGACGTCATCACTCGCCTTTTTTCGGAAATGGTACCGGTCGTTGATCTCGAACCGGCCCCCGTGGTCAAACACGATGCTCCGCGCCTCCAATTCGCCCAGGACCGTGCGAGCCGTCCGTTTTGACACGTTCCATATCTTCGCGAGGTCATCGATTGTGACCGGTCGGCCCGACGAATCATCCGCGACCAATACATTGGTCTCGTACTGGATATGCGGTTGCAGGAGCAGGATGTATCCGCAATATTTACTCGAAAGCCCCTCGGTGATCTCGCGGATATTCCGCATGTTGGTGAACGAGAATTTCCGCGTATCCTTCCCGTGCTGTCTCCGTCGGCGGATCGCTTCGATTTGCTCAACGGTCATATAACGAAAAATACGGCCCGCCCCATCGCGTCCGTATCCGTTATTGCCTATTGGAACGATATTGCCGATTGGTGCGCCGCTTCTCACGCGCATCATTCGCTTGCGTAGCTCACTCAATCGTTTTCACCTCGTATAATATTCGTTGCACCACGTCGTCGCGATCCACGTTAACGAAGTGGCCCCGAAACCATTCCACGATTCTGTCCGCGGCATCATATACGTTGAACTCTCCGCGATAACCGAAATGATCGAGCAGGATTCGGATGGATTGCCGCGAGTGTGGTCCGTAGGTCATCCGCGATCACCCAACGGGAGTACCGATACACTTGCCGGGCCCTCGATTCTGATTACGTTGCCATGCCCGTCGTCGATTTCGATATGGACGCCCGCTGCGACATTGTGGGTCTTCGCTTTCTCCCATGGGCCAATCGCGAGCTCTTTTCGGATTTCCACAATACACTCGGCAATCTCGCGCGTTGCCGTAAATGCATTCGCGTCCTCTAACGCGGTCAACCGATCCAGGTACGCGAGTAATCCCCCTAATCGTTGGTTATCCATACTCGGCTCTTCAAATCTCGTCTTCAATCTTCGTCATCCTCTCGTTAAATTATTAGCGCAGCAATAAGCCGCGCTTTAACGCAACCTAAATAAAGCCCCAAACGGCGTTAGCCGTATGGAGCCCTCGTTTAGCCTGCGTTATATCTCCTCGCCAACTCTTCCGCTAATTCTTCAGTCGTAAAATCGGCCAAGTCACTCTTGGCAATTACGTCAATCATGTTGCTTATCCACGACCCCTTGCTAACGTCCAACCCGCTCCGCCGGAGAACGTCCCTTAGCACATTCTCATTCACTTGCTTCCTCGAAAAGAAAGGGGGCACAATCATTCGCTTACCTCCGGTCGCAGCGGAAGGTCATCGTCCACTCGCGTAACCCTGTCCGCAATTGTTTCGTACAATTCCGGTCGATTGCTCACCGCGAACAGCTTCGTATAATCCGTGTTCGTGCGCCCTTCTCCCGGATAATGCCGCGAAGGAGCGAGAACCGCCGTTTCCTCATCCGCGCAGATAACGCGGTGCAACTCGCCTTCCCACAACAGATACTCGCCCGTACGGAATATTTGCGGGTTAGCAACGAGGCCGATTCCCGTCATTAGCGACCCATCTCGCGTATCTTCGAGCACCTTTATCGCGTCACCCAACCACGATCCGTCGCTCAGGTCCCATCCGCTATGGCGGAGCGCATCGCGGATCATCGCGATTGCTTGCGCCCTGGTTAGCGTAATCATTCGCTCACCTCCGAAACTAGCCGCACATAACACGCGTTTTTCGGTAGATCAACGAGGTTCGCGCCTTCATCAAAGATAACCACGGACACGCCACGGAATAGACCGCCTCGCCGCGCCTCTTCATCCGTACATACATGCGGCATATCGAGTTCGCGCGCGATATACTCCTTGACCTCCCGGTATGGAACGACCAACATCGCCGATTCAAACGCCTTAACCGCTGCAACTGCGCTAGTTGTCGCGCCCTCACAGCGTTCGTATTGGATCGTGGAGTTTGTGCGGTCGTACAGCGCCTCCGTAACCGCCTTAAATACGCGGTAATTAACGTCGCGCTCTCGGTAATGCTTACCGGTAATCTCGCGTACGGCCGCGATATACCGGTCCCATTCCGATGTGCTACCGATGATTCCCCGCCGTGCCTCCTCCAACGCCTTCAACGCGGCCACCGTCCGGTCAGCCTCGCGCCTCAAGGCCTTTAGGCCGGTTAGCGCGTCCGATACGTCTACGTTGAGGCGGAGCGTGATGTCGCGTTTATTATCGCTCATCTTCCGCGCCCTCCTTCGGAATCAGATCGTATCGGTACGTTTTGCCATCGATTTCGAGCCGTAGTTCGAGCGGTTTGTTTTCGGGGATTGCTTTGATAGTCGTAAAATCCATCGTCCAGGCTCCGCCGATGGTGAGATTTCCGGACATACCGCTAATTACGTCTGTCTCGCGTTTAGAAAGTTTCGCTACGTAACCGTTCGACTCGCGCGGATATTCCGCCATGTCACAACGCTCCCTTCGTTTTATTGGCGCGTTCGGCTTACGCCGTTGTTGTTCCGCGCCCTAACGTAAACTAAATAAGAGACCGGAACGTCGCGCTCCGATCTCTCGTTAATTTACGTTATCGTGCGATTACCAACCGGGACCGCCGTCAGCGAACGCGCTGGACGCTACGGACAGGGCCGCGATAATGGCGAAGAATGCGATGAGACCGAGTTTTTTCATACGTGAGTACCTCCGTTTGGGTGCGTATTGGTTGCGCGATTTTCCGCTAGTCAGCGGCAGGGTACGACTTCAACCGCGCGAAAGCCGGGATCAAGACCAGCCTACTGGTGTTCGGATAACCGGAGCCAGCCGCAGCAGACTCCGTTATGTGGCCGCTAAGGGCACTGTATAGTCTGCGCGCCTCATCCGGCAGACACCGGAGTCATCGGCGCAAGCCTTTACGGCAGAATTGACGTAGAGCCTTGAATGGGCGAAATAGTCCTCTTGCGGAATTCCCACCTTTATAGCGCAAAAATATCGGGAATAGTCGTTAGTTCTCGCATATTATACGTAACGACTTCGCTCGGCCGCGTATCCTTACGATACTGTTCGCGCCGTTGCTTGTTCCGCGATTTTACCGTCCGATCCATGAACGCATTCTCTTTCGGACTCCGTTTTCTTCGCGTAGGCTTGCGGTAGCACTTGCCGTCCGTGGCTTCGAGACTAGCGGCCTCTTCGCGATCATCGCGGTTCGTCCGGCGTTCGAGCTGAATCTCGCTAAAGAACGGATACTCCGCGTGTTTCGCTTTCCAAACGGACGGGTCCGTCAACTCCTCGTGCAGCATCGCGTTCGCCAGGCGCTCCAACTCGGTCGCGTCCGGACGCTCGCCGGTTGACGCGACATACTCGTCGATAAGCGCCTCGATCGCGCGGGACCGTTCGGTGCGATGGCGCATGATCTCTGCGTTAACTCGCGCGAGGCCGTCCGTATCGTCAGCGCGCTCCATATCGCGTTTCTTTTCGTAGAGTTGGCGTAGTTCCGGCGAGATCATGTTCGCGATGAATTCGGTGACGGCCGCGGAGAAGGCGGATTTGTAGTCCGCTTGGCCGCGGAAGTGTTTCGTTGTTGTATCGTTAATCTTTCGTTTATTGCGTCGACTCATTCGGTGGCCTCACTCTCCATATCGTTTTATTCCGCTAATTGTCTTGTACAGCGGATAGTTCAGCGCCCATCTCCGACGCCATTCCGCTTTGCATATATCCACGTATTTACCGCGTTCAATCAGCGCTACGAGCTGATGTGTCGCGAGTGTTTTCGCTTGTTCCGGCGTCATTCGGTTGCCTCCCGCCACATTTCCTCGCGCGTTACCTCCCCGTAATTCCACCGGCTGAACACCGCCGCAATCCGATTTAACCCGGTAATAACGAGTCGACTCGCGCGCTTCCGTCCGCTTTCGAGGCCCATCCGTGCGCCTACGTCTTCAAGCGTCAGGTCCTCGACGTAATACAACCGCAAGGCCTCCCGTTGGCGTGGCGTCAGTCCAGCCGCCTTTATCGCGCTCGCCAAGTCGATCAACACGTCACACGCCGCGTAATCGCCGCGTTCGAACCGGCGCGCGCCCAGCCGGTGCACGTCCGAGAGGAGCGCGTCGACGCCCTCCCGGTCGTTTAACGCGTACCTGACCGCTAATTCGCGGTGAGGCTTCGCCATATCCACGCGACAGACGCCCATTACGCGCTCACCTCCGTTCTCAAGCGTTCGCCTATTACGCTTGAGCGGAGCTGTGGCGTTATGCTATTCGTCAATCAATCGTCCCCTTTCGTTAACCTTGCATACTCCCCGTTCACCCGCGTATAATGGTAGATAATGCGGATCGGAGGGTGATCTTCTTATGGCGTTTGTTGCGCACGATTTCAGATTGGGCGGAGAGCCCGCGATCACCATTGATAAACACGGTCGCCTCTACTTGAACGCGGCCATGCGCGCCAAACTCGGCGTGCCCGAAGGGGCCTCGTTCAAATGCCACGTCGGATACGACGAAGATAACGGAAACATCGGGATCGCGCGGCCGGGCGAGGTAAACGTGCCGGACAAGGTTGTTCCGGCCACTTTCGACGGTGTAAGGTACTACGCGTCCGTCCGCTCGTTCATTCGGAAGCGCGGTATCATGCCGGGCCGGTACGTTTACATTGAGCGGGTGAACAACTGGTACGCGTTTCGCCGCGAGGACCTGTTGAATCCGTGATCTCGGCGCGCTCATGCGGTAGCCTGGCGTCATACGGGCGGCTGTATAGCGCGTCGTTGCGCCCGTAAAAGTAGCCCATTTCGTACCAATAGCGGAGGTCGTCGGGCGTCAGCGTCATTCGGCGGCCTCCTTCGCGTTGGCCCTCCGCCATCCTACCGCTTCTCCTTTACGTGTTTTAACGATCGTCATGTTTCCGAGATCAAAACCGTTCAGAATTTTGAAGAATTCTGACGCGAACATCGAGTAGCGGTTACCGTTCTCATCCTCAATAATTGCCCGCGCTCCTCCGCGTGTTGGTCGGTACTCTACGACCTTAAATCGAGCCGTCACCTTTTCCATTACGTATCGCCTTCCTTTCGCAAAATGTCCGCCATAATCTCGTCTACCTGAGCGTACAACTCCGCCAGGCTCCCGTTATTGTCGATCTCGTAATCGACCGCGAACGAATCAACGTGCTGCTCGGTTTCGTGCGTGAGCGTATCGTCATCGAACGCGTCACCCGCGTTGATCATGCGTTGGATTCGCGTTTCGTCCGAGGCGTTTACGCGGATGATGACGAAGCCTTCCGCGCGGAGGCGTTTGTATTCGTTAGGCTGGCGGAGGTCGCAAATTACGACGTTTGGCGGTAGGAGATCGCCCTCCTCCGTGAATATCCGGTCGATCTCGTGGTGGTAAATCTCCCGCATGGTCGCGTTAACCCACACTTCCGGGTCGAACGCACGCATCGCCTGCCCCACGCCTTGCAGGAGCGCGCGGGGCTTGCGGCTTGCGCCGTTTGGACCGTCCGCGAATTGGTCCGGGAACAACTCGCGGCAGATCTTGCGGATGCCGTCGCCGAATGCGAACCGGGCGAATCCGTATTGGCGCGCGAGGTAGTCGGCGGTCGCATCTTTGCCGGAGCGCATCCGGCCGGTTAGGGCGAGTTTTAGCGGCATTAGGCGGACACCTCCGTTTCTTCGCGGGAGTCGTCGATGATATCGACAATCCCTCGCAAATCCGCGTAGTGATAGCCTTTGTATACGTCATCCTCGGTTTCAAAATCGTATGTGCCGTTACCATCCGTCCCAGTGATTCTATATTCCGTGCGTTCTCTGTCGTTTTTCCAAACAACGACATCCCCTACGCGAACCTCCGTCGGCTGCGGCGCGTTCAAATACTCGTCAGGCACCGGAAGTCCTAACGCCCGGCGCAGCGCAATCGCACGGCCGATATGCGCGTTGAACACGTCGCCTGGCGCGCATTTGGCGATGCCGCGGGAATAGATTCCGCCCGCATACGTACGTTCAAGCAACGCTACAACCGTTCGTTTTTCGCGATTTACTACGAACTTAACGCGGCAATGTCCGCATCCAGGGGCGTCAACCGATTTTCCTCCGGCGTAATCAATTACGAACAAATCCGCCACATCCCGTTTCGCCCGTTCCACGATTTCGTCGCGGAGACATTGAGCCGTAGGCTGTTGCGGTGACTTCCCGATCCCCAGGAGTTCCTCCGCGTGGGAAACGAACTCTTGCGCGCTCATTTTCGTTAGCTCACGTTTCACCGCGTCGGCAATCGCCTTGGCCACGTCGTCGACCGTCCCGTTGACGGTTACCTGCGGGATACTGACGTTGATCGTAGTCGGAGCTAATCGCGTCTCCAATTCGGCTACGCGGCGTTTGAGCGAAGCGATTTCCGATTGTAAATCGGCGAGAGCAGCGATGGGGTCTGCGGAAGTATCGTTAATAGGCGTGAGGACGACGTAGTTTCCGTGATCAAGACCGGCGCGACCGCGGTTAAGTCCTTGCGGATGTTTGATCAGTACCGTTGATACGCCACTTTCGTTAACCACGTACGTCTCTCCGCGCTTAAATCGTCCTGTGCCGCAATCTTTCGTAACCAAAACCCGCTCACCCACCGCCGCCTTCCGTTTCTCCTCGCGACACCGTACGCCGTCGATGATCACGATGTCGGTCGGTTCGAGGACTACGTATCGGTGTGCGTACGCCGCACGTTCATCTCCGTCGTTATCATAAAAACGCGCTCGGCCAAGTGTATCCACGTTCCGCACTGAGAATACGTCACCCGCATCATACCCAACACCGTAAGTGTCCGTCATCTTAATCCGTTCCCCCACGTTCGCCTTCCGCTTGATCTCGCGGTATTCCCGCTGCACACCGTTTTCATCCGTCAGAACCGTTACGTTTTCGATGACGTTAGTCAATCCGATCAACCTCCCGTTTTCTTTCCGGCGTTTCCGCCTTCTACCGAATTAAACGTTCGATTTCCGATTTCGCACAGATTGTTACGCTCAACTTCCGCCGCCCGAACCGGAGCGCCTCCGAACGGTCCGCGATATACACGTCAAGCCTGCGCCCTTTGATCGCGCCGCCACGGTCGAGGCAAACGCGCTCGCCTACGCCTTCGATATGGACGCGCGTGCCGAACGGTAGCTCTGGCGGACAGGCGGCGGTTATGCCTTCCGCTACGCGTTTTCCCGACGCGGTAATGCCGTGGGCTGGCGTAAAATTATCGCCAACTGAGTATGCGGTAACGATATAGCGTTCTGTCTCCGGCATGGGAACCGCTAAGCCCGACGAGGTGGCGGACGCGATCGCTAACGTAATAAGAAACGAGTACAGGTACGGGATAATGGCGACCGCCTCCTCTATTCGTGATTTATTGACCGATAAGCTCTTCGACTGAAACGGGGAATCTTGGTTTGATAAGTTCGAGAACGGCCTTCGCGTAAAGCCGGATTTCTTTCTGCGCGTCGTGTTCGAGTCGTTGCGCTAGGAAATGGCAGACAGATTGGAGTGACGCGGTCCAGTACCAACGGACGTACATTCCGTAAGCCGGTAGGAACAGGCGCGCTTGTTCGGCGCATATCCCGGCATCTAGCGCTTGGTTGTACAGTTTTTCCCCGTAGCGAATAAAGCGCTCTAGTTCCTGCGTAAAATGGTTTCCTAAATCGTAGTCGTCTACGTTCTTACCTGAGCCCTGCTTACTGTTATCAGGGGCCTCGCGCCATTCATACGCTGACGGGACATAAAACACCGGGTCCTCCGTAATGTACCGACGGCTCGACTCGTTCCAGGCTTCGAGACTATCGCCGGTACCCTCCATATGTGCCGATCCGACGACGTATTTCCACCACTGTCGCGCGACCATTAACGGGGCGTATATCTCGAATTGAGCGACGGCGTGCCGGAAGGGCGACGTATGGCCCTCCCGTGCAAGAAACTTGATAAGGCGTATATCCCTCTCGTTGAGCTCCTTCGATTCCTTCGCGTAAGACACGCGAGCCGCGTTGACTACCGTTAAGTCCGTGCCCATTACGTCGACCAGGCGAACGTACCCGTTATCTAAAACTTTGATTTTACCCATCAGTACCTCCGTTATCCAACGTCTTTCCAGGTTTTCCGCCTTTTTATCAAACTCACAGTTTCTCTTGAGATTCCGTAATCCGCCGCAATTTCTGCGTATTTACGCGGGTCAGAAATTATCTTAGCGACAGCGTCTTCGCTGAGTTTAGCCCTTCCGTTTCTTGATCCGAATGCGTGACGTCCTTTTACAATTTTGTCAAATTGATTATCGCGCTGAGTACCGATCTGCAAATGTTCGGGGTTAATACATGCGGGGTTGTCGCAAATGTGGAGAAGGACTAAATCGTCGGGTATTTCGCCATACTCCAATTTGTAAACATATCGATGGGCTCGCATCTGACGTTTGTTTCTGGTAATTTTCACATACCCGTCCTTGTCTTTCGAATGGCTGACGCATGCCCAACAACCTTTTTCGTCTATCTCATATTCGATCGGGAAGATTTTTCGGGCATAGGATAAATCAATCGGCTCTTTATAGATCAACCGCTCACCCCCGTGCTTCCAAATCCGCCAGCCCCGCGCCCCGTCTCGCTCAACTCGTCGACCTCCTCGAACGCCGCCCGATAGACCGGCGCGATAACTCCTTGGGCGATTCGGTCACCTTTGCGGATTAGGTACGCTCCATCTCCGAATCTTTCTGGCGTCAAGTCGACGAATTTATTGTCGATGGTTTCAACCGTACTCCTAAGTACGCGGTATCCGGTTCCGTCAATGAATTTTTCATCGCGTATGTTATCGACCAACACGCAAACCTCGCCCCTAAAATCCGCATCCACCGTTCCAGGCGCGTTCGCGACCCGCAACTTCGTCTTCGCGCTAATCCCGGATCGCGGCCGGATTTGCAGTTCGTAGCCTGGCGGCAGTTCGAACGCGAGGCCCGTGCGGACTTTCACCGTTTCGCCCGGCGCGACGATCACGTCCTCCACCGCGACGAGATCGAAGCCTGCCGCGCCGTCCGTTGCGTATTGCGGCACGGTCGCGTCCGGGTGCAGCCGTTTGATTTTGACGGGTACATTTCGCATAGATTCGCTTTCCCTCCGTTTCGCTTTAATCCGCTCGCCATCGCGCAACCATTCGATAAGATCGCGCTGTTCTTGCGTTAGGCCGTAGGACATGAGCAGACCTCCTTTACCACCAATCTGGTCTATGATTACCTTGATGCCGCACCTCTTTTTCCTCTATCTTTAGGCATTTAATACAATAAAACCGGTCAATCAATAGCCATATATCGTGTCTCGAATGCCAGTCATCCTTGTTAGATTTGACGTTTCTTCTTATAGTCTCTATTCTTTTGTAGATATGCCTGCATTCCATTACTTTACCTCCTCACCAGTTATCGTCGATCATGTCCGCATCCGTCGCCAACCGCCCGCGGAAGTTCCGCGTCAACTCGCAAACCTTTGCGTACGGCTTATCACGGAAATGCTCGATATAATCCGCGAATCCCGACCGGCTGCCGACGAGATCGCATTGGCCGGTATGGCCGATCATAATGACGGTACAATCATCGTGTATTCGCGTAAGAACCTTCCGCAAGTCCGACCGCGTGAAATTCTGCGCCTCATCGATTATCACCGTCATCCCGCGAATGTTGGTACCGCGCGCGAATACGTGGGACTTTGCGGTCACCCATGCCTTGCCCGATTTGAGCGCGCCAGGATTCGCAGGGTTCACGATGGCCTCCGCCGGGTTCTCGTTGATCGCGAGGAGAGCGTCCATTAACGGAACGACGTACGCGGATTCCTTCTCCTCTTGCGTGCCTGGTCGGTAGCCCATCCGGCGCTCTTCCGTCGGGTTGAACACGTACAATAGCGGCTTACCGAGGAGTTTCGCGGCGGCGACGGCGAGCGTGGTCTTGCCGGTCCCGGCCTTCGCGTTGCATATCGTTAACTGGCGGTCGAAGATCGAATCGACGTATTCGCGCTGCTCATCGGTCAACTTCGGGCCAAGTCCGAAAAAGATGTGGTCGCGTGGTAACGGCATGGGCGCGCCTCCTACAGTTTTCTATCGAGTAAATCAAGGATTTCGCCAAGTTGCCCGTAACATAGCGCCAGAATGCTAATAGTAAGTACCTGTGCGGGTGAAGCGCCGATAAATACCGCAAACAACATCGCTATAACACCGCACGCTAACACGTTGAGTTTGCTCACGTTACCACCTCCGTTATTGTCCGATCTCTTTCACAACGAAAATCTTTCCGCGCTGCTCGACGATTTGGTATTTCGATGTGTCGAACTTAGACATGTCGGTGATGAGGACTTCGTACCTGGTGGGGTCTGGTGTTATATAGTCGACGAACGCAGCGATGGAGCCAAAAGCGGTAAGCACAAACATACTCCCGACTACTAGCGAAGCTACAATCACGCGATCTTTAATGGCATACACCGTAAGAGCGAGGAAGAGCAGCGATGCCATTCCGATCATGACCGCAAAGAATAACGCCCCACCTTCTTGTGTTGGCTGAACCGTATTCAGAATTTCCACGTTACCACCTCCGAAAGAATTTCCGTTTACGGAATGATTCCGGCCGGAGCCGGGAGGAGCGCACGGTGGCGCTCCGTTATCGAATCGGGCAGCTTCCGCCAACACATTCCGCAGAGCTATCGGTCGTGTCTTCATCCTCTGCCGCAATCGCTCCGCCGACAACCTCCCACGGTTTCGCCTTAATCCGCGCGACCATCTCGTCGTAGCGCTCTTTCGTAATCGCCTCGTACGGCATTTGCGGGTACGTATCGGTAGCGTACGGGAGGAGCGACGTCGATTTAATCACGCCCTTGTACCGGTCCAGCACGTCCGTAATCTCGTCGATCACACGATCTTCGTCGCGCTTGTCGATTTTGAGTTCGGGATTACCGAACTTATCGAGTAGCACCGTTCCGTCCGCGAAGTAGACCGGTTTCGGCTGCGCCTTCTTGAACGAGAGGGTCGCGGATACCGCGTTATCCGACCAGTACGTCGCGAGCAACGCTTGGAGCGCGGCCTGTTCACGCAGCGGCACGTCGCCAGCCGATTGGAACTGCTGGTGTTCAGCGGTCGGGGCCTTCACCGGGAACTCTACGACGACCGTGTTGTAGTTGTACACGTACGATCCGTCCGGGTTGAATCCCTGGATCGCGGGCTCTACGTTGTACCCACACTCAATCAGGACGGGGACCAGTGGGGCTTGCGCGGACATCCGAACGCGCCGGATCATGTACGGGGCCCAGTGGTAGTGTTGTCCGGGAGATACGCCCATCAGGAGCGAAATTGTTCCGCTAGGCTTCACGGTCGTAACCTTAATCGATGGGTTCGCGTCGAGTTGCTGCGCGTGCTCTGCGTTTACTTCGCGCACCGTACGATACAACGCGTCGAGAGCATCGCAAACCTCGCGGTTATAGATCGGGTTACCTTCGTTATCGAATCCGAGGATCGCTCGCTGTCCGAATCGCATCAGTACCCAATCGGTGATACCGGTAATCCCAACGCCGAGACGACGGTGGCGATATACGACGTCGCGCGTGACGGCCCATTCGTACGGGCGGAACGTGATGCGGTACGCATATCGCGTTGCCAGGTACGCAACTTCGTCGTATAACGTTTCGCCCTCAATACCTTTCGTGATGTATTCGTGGATTCGCGGCAAGTTGATCTCGAACAGGTTACACGGGGAACCGTTAGGAAGCGTAATTTCTCCACCTTTACCGTTTGCTCCGATTTCTCGGAGTGTCGGACTGTCGCATACGGAGATTTCTCCCCGCCCCTCTCGCTCAGTCTCTCACGCTGCCCGGCTTTATCGCCTGCTTGCGCCTTGTTGCCTTCGCCATTACGCGGTCAGGTTCCAAGTCAATCAGAGAGGGTTTTACATCCGCATGGCTACATTCGCTTACGGATTGAACACTTCGACCTCGCCGTCGATGTCCTTCTGGAACCCGTCGATGATCCGTCCGAAGTTCCGCGAGAGCTCGATATTCACGTAACCTGGCTCGCCGTTATAGTAGATGTTCACGGCCATGTCCCGGAGTGTTTCGCGGTCTGTATCCGAACCAATATCGACCGAGTTGTTCGATGCCCACCGCCACTGACTCGCGACTTTGTTCTTTTCGAGCGCGTAGTTCTTCGACTCGACGAACTCCTTATCCGTGTTGTCACCGATGAGGATGAGCGCGGTACGGCGGACGTTACCGGCCACTACGCAACACCCGATGTTCTGGATGATGTCGCCCCATTCCGTCGGCGTCACGTAGTCATCCACGCGATTGTTGAGAATCTCGTTGACCTTCTGCAGCATATCGACGAGTGGTGCAGGACCGGACGCTACGCCGCCGAACCCTTTGATGTCGGTTCCGCGCGGTCGGATGTCGGAAACGTCGATCACCATTTCGGTGACACCTTCGTAATGGGCGTCGATTACCCTCGCGAGCGCCTCCGCCCATCCTTCTCGGGAGTCAGGCACATGGAACACGCGGTCGCAGTCATACATCAGATGAAGCGCGTACTCATGCGACAGGACTCCTAACGGGATCAGCTCCTCCGAGAAATCTGCGTGTCCGGATTTGCATGTGAAGTAAAGGTTAAGTTTGTTACTCACCTTCGGAATCTGATTCACGTACTTGCGCTGTACATTGACCCCGACTCCCCCGCCTTTCATCGCCTGGTCGAACGTGAATACCGGCGCGAAGGACACTTTCGGCTCGCCGCCCGGTTCGTACGGTTGCGGCCGCATCGAAACGCCCCAGCAGTTGTTCTCGGCGTCCCCGACCTTCTCCGCGTACTCGGTTCCGCTCATCCAAAGACCGCGCCCCGGCGGAGTCATCACGAGATTGAACGCGAGATGATAAAACCGCTCCATCTCCCGGTTCAACTCCGCAACCTTCTCCGGCGTCAATCGCCCGATCTCCGCCAGTCGCTTCGCCTCGATACGGAAGTTTCCCTCAGTAAACCGTTGGACCGTCTCGTCCCAGCGTTCAAGCGTCCCATCCGGCTTTTTCCGCGCGTACGTTCGGAGGTAAACGATGTATCCGAGTCCATCGAATCCCCATTTCGGTTGTTTGCCACGGTATTGCTGCAAAAATTGCTCCGACAGTTTTACCTCGTCTATCAGCGCGTAATTATTCAATTCCACCGCTCCTTTTCGCTATATCACGTTCTAGTTCGTAAATCGCACGCCTAATCTCGTCACGCTGCGCGGTCAACTGCGCAAGTCTGCGCTCGTACAGCGCGATTCTCCGGTTGATGTCCGTGAGTTCCTGCCATAAGTAACGGAAATTGCGGACGGGGAATGGCGCGTTCCAGTCGTCGATGTGGCGGGTCATCCGCGTAACACGTCCGCGAGAATGAGCGCGAACGGTACCGCGGTGAGGACAAAAAACGCCGCTTTAGCCTTCGACTCGTGCACAACCTGCGTGATTGCAAACAGCAGCAACCCAAGCCAGACTAGCGCGATCCCTTGCAACACCAGTACGATTGCGTTCAGCAACACTCAAATCGCCTCCTTCGTTGACACGTTAGTGATCGATCAAATCATTCGCAATCAGATACGCCAGCACCACGGCCGCCGCGTCGCTTTCATCATCGGTCGCGAACCGGTGATCCTCCGCCAACCCGAGCAACCGCCGGACCGCTGTGGCCACTTCCGCTTTCTCCGCTTTGCCGTTGCCGGTCACCGTTTTCTTTACGGTCGTTGGCGTCAGATTCACGTTAACTTCGCACCCGTACCGCGAAAGCGCTCGGTCGACCGCCGACCACGCCCCGTGAATCTTATCGTTCTGCCGGTAGTCTCTCGCTGGCGGCCACGTTTCGCGGACGATCGCCTCAATCGGACCCGCACGGAGTTGCTCGCGCAGGAATAGGAGCGCGAACGCCTCGATCAATTCGTAACGTAACGCCTGAGGGTCGTCAGACCCTGTTTTTACGTGCGCCGTCGTGATGAGGCGCGGCTTGCGAGCGGCGACCTCGATTACCGCGAATCCTGGCGAGGATAACGAGAGGTCGAGGCCTAGGTAACGGAGTACCGGTACGCCATCCGCTTTCTTACGAGCTATGCGTGGCCACCTCCACGACTTTCGCGTTGTACGGTACGAACGTCAGCGGACGTTCCGGAGAGTTTACGACCACATTCCGGTATTCGATGCCGCGTGCCTCCGCAATTGGCGCCAGCTTGCGGAACACTTCGATTGTCGCGAGTACATCGTTCATCGCGCGGTGGTGACCGGTCAGTTCGATACCGTGGCGGGCGCATACGTCTTTCAACGAGGCCGACTCCGTAGGCTCAACGAGTTTGGCGAGGGCGCGGGTGCAGATGAAATTCATCGGCTGCATTCCCGTAAAAGGTATGTCGAATGGGGCGTTATGCGCGACTACAGTCCCGCCAAACATCCAATGACGGAGCATAAACTTTGCGTAAGATTCCGTTTCCCCATAGCGCAGGTCATCCGCTGTAATTCCGGTTAACTCTGCAATGAACCCCGGAAGCAGCCGCCCCTCTTCGAGCTTCACAAACGTTTGAAACCGCCCGTACTCACGCTCCAAGTCCGTTTTGACCGCGGCAATTTCGATTATCTGCTCCGTTGTGTAATCGAGGCCGGTCGTTTCCAGGTCGATGAACGTATAGATTTCGCGCACTATTCTTCCTCCTTTTGCTGCGCACTAGCGCGATAAATCCCCGCATCCCTTTCGAGTGCTCGCGCAATATCGATGAGCGCATCGTAAATCTCCTCGTGGTCGACCGTGTGCAGCGTCGCGGCCAATTGGCGGAGGTCGTCGGCGGCTACGCGGGCGGATGCGCGGAGATTGCGGATTTCAGCGTCCATTTCGTGGAACTGGTCGAGAAGTTCGTATGAGACGTTAGGCATTGACGGGCACCTCCGCGATACTGAACCAGACATTGATGCTGCATTCCTTACGAATCTTAGCGATTACCGCATGGGCCTCGTCTTTGGTCTTGAACTCGCGAGGTTCGTCCGTCAACGGAGCCAACATAACCGTTCCGATTGGGTCAGGTCCGATGTGAATTTTAACGTGATACATTATGCCACCCCCTTTTCACGCACCGCCTTAATTTGCTCGAACGCGTCATAATACTGCTGCTTCTTCCACTCCGGTAGCCGCGACTTGAGCATCGCCCGTACTTGCTCGCGTAGAGCCGCGAACTCCGCGTCAGTGAGCGAAAGAGCACACGCGGTCTTATAGTTATTGAACGTCCACTTGTCGAGTTCCAACGGCGGCGGCGTCCCGTCTTTCACCGCTTGCACCACGCTCGCCAAATCGTCAAGGAGCGCGTGCCTATCGCGATCCGATACCGTGATATGGAACGCGACCAAATCCGGGTTCTTCGCGTACTCCTCGTCCGTCATCGTCCAGTCCTTTTTCGCGGCGTTAACGTAGACGATGAGGTAATCGTCGAGTGGCGCGTCAGGCTCCCGGTACATCTCCGTGTACACCACCGTTTGCACAACGTGTTTGCCCTCGGCCTCGCGCATGGAGCCGGTCTTGCCCGCAGTCGTCTGCTTCGACTTGATTTCGAGGCCGACGCGACGACCGTCTTTATACCGGAGGATTCCGTCAGGCTTTCCGTAGAGGGCGAACCGGTGGCCTCCGTGTTCGATGACGTGGAGGCGCGTTGCGAAATCCTCCCACATCGGGTAGCCTTCCGGCGTGCGTTCAACGGTGAATGGCGGGGCCTCCCCGAACATCTTCTCGTAATGCTTTTCGATGAACAGGAGGTCGCGTTGGATCATCGCGCCGATCGCGGTGCCCAGCCGGGTCCAGCGGCCCTGATGTGGCGGCCGGGGCTGAACGTCCTTTTTCGCGCCGCGCAACTTTTCGTATAGCTCGCGTTTGCACGCGTTAGCGCTCGACGGAGAAAAGTACGGCTGCGACTTGAAATCGAAGAAACGGCGGGTCCGCAGAATTTTCGCTTGCTGTTCGTGGATCAACGCGTCAAGTTGATCGTCCCGAACTTCGGGTGCGGAATGATACCGGTCGAGCATCGCTTTGAAATCTTCGGCTAACTGACTAATCCGAACCACTCCTTCACGTTTTTTCCTTCGCCCCATCGTTCGCTAATCTCAATATCCGTCTTGTTCGGCACCGCGAGAGTCACGGTGTTTAACATGATCGATTCGAACTCGCGAACGTCATCGAGCGTAATATTTTTCGGTGCGTACAGTCCGATCTCGTCGTGGATCGTAAACGCCATCTGCCAGCCCTTGCGCTTGCACAGCTTATCGAGTTCGATCATCGTCAACTTCGTTTGGATCGCGGCAGACCCCTGGACAATCGCGTTCGTACACTGGCGTTCGGCCCGCAGCCGTTCCCACTTGTCGCGCGACTTGATTTCGGGAAGCCTACGCTTTCTCCCGTACAACATCTCGACGTACCCGTGACGGCGCGCAAACGCGATATTACCGTCGATCCACGCTTTGACCTTCGTGTACTTCGCGTAGAACTGGCGAATGAAGCCTTCCGCCTCTTTCTCGGAGATACCGAGCTGACCCGCGAGAGTCTTCGTTCCGGTTCCATACATGACTGCCAGGATACCGGTTTTCATCATCTTCCGGTATTTCGAACCATCGCCGCACTCGCTTTCCGGCACACCGAATAACTCCGCCGCGGCCGTCGTGTACAGGTCGCGTCCGGCTCGGTATGCCTCGATCAAAATCGGCTCACCGCTAAAGTGCGCCAATAATCGCGGTTCCTGCTGCGAGAAGTCACCGGAAAGGATGACCATGCCGGGCGGCGCGACGAACATCTTGCGCGCGTACTTCGGTTGATTCTGAAAGTTCGGGTTGTTCGACGAGAACCGTCCGGTCACCGTCGCCGCCTGGTTGAAGTTCGCGTGAATCCGGCCGTCGCCGCGTACCTGCTGCGGAAGTGCTTCGACGTAAGTACCGAGCAACTTCGTAACCTCGCGGTACTTCAACAGCAGCTTGATCGCATCGTGCCGGTCCTGCAACGCCTTCAGCGTCTTTACATCGGTCGAATCGATCTTCTCGCGAACAAGCGCCTCAATCGCGGGCTTGAGTTGAACCGGAGAGTTAAAGTTGATGTCTCCGAAGTGAACCGTCAGTTGCCGTTCGATCTCCGCCAACTCGGTCCGCAGTTCCTCCGCCAATCTACTCGCGTACTCCGTGTCCAAGACGAATCCTGCGCGCTCCATGTCGAGCACCACGTCAATCAACGGGTTTTCGATCCGTTCGTACACGTCTAGGAGCTTCGGCAATCGTTCGAAGTGCGCCCGTTGAAACCGGTACAGCCGCCAGGTCAAGTCCGTGTCCTTCGCCGCGTACACGAGCGCGATGTCCAGCGGAATCGTGTTGAACTTCGCCTTGCCGAAAAGCGTTTCAAACGTGTCGGACGGTTCGTTCAAATACCTGGTCGCGAGATTTTTCAAGGCGTACGACGGTTCGTTCTCGTTGAGAATGTGCATCGCAATTTGCGTATCCCACCGGAGGCCCCGCATCCGTATCCCGTGCTTGATGAACATGTGCGCGTCGAACTTGTAGTTGTGCAACACCTTGCCGACCGACTCGTCTTCCAGCACCGGTTTCAGCCGCCCCAACACGTATTCACGCGCCAGTTGCTCGCCCTCATCGTGTCCTACCGGAATGTAAACGTGATAGTTGGCGTTCGGGAGCGTTAAGGAAATCCCGACAATCACGTCTTCATCGTAGTAGTCCAGGCCGGTCGTCTCCGTGTCGACCGCGATGATCGGTTCGTTCGCCAGGTCCGCCATTAACGCGTCCATCTGCACGACCGTCTGGATCAGGCGGTAGTTGGCGGGGGTGTTCCGTACCATCTCCGCCAACTTTTCTTCGCGTTGCTTGGCGTTTAGCTCCGCCCACAAACGCAGCGCCTCCGCCTTGCTGAAACGTTTGCCCGCGACGGTCGGGTATCCGCCTATAATACCCGACTCCATCGCGCGCTTTACCGCTAGCAAACGTTCTTGATCGGTCGGCGAGTTTTTCATCGACAAAATCCGTTCCCACGCCTGCTCGACCGTTTCGGCCGCGCCTTTCTTCCGTTGTGCCTCGGCTGCTCGCGCCTTCTTTTCGCTGTCCTCTGCGGTCGGGGAACGGAGGTTCAAACGGAGAGATACGTTCAAGCTACGTCACCGCCGCGCAGGTTAACGACGGACTCGACGGGTGCGACGAGTTCGATACGTTTTGGCAATACCCAATTACCACGATCAATGCCCTTGCACATAAATCGGAATGTGCCGTCCGTATCCTCCTCTCCCAAAATGCCAATATCGCCATCTTTAATGACCGACCTCGCTGTGAAACCTAGCGCTCTGCTATCGAGCAACCTAACGACGTCGCCCGTTTTAAACTCGCCAGGCTTGCGTCCGATCGCGGCCCATTTGGCTTCCTCTTCTGTCAGCGCTTCAAGTTCGTCATCGTAAAAGTAGTCGTTACCCCTACGCGAGCCATCGAGTTTTTCACAACGAATTTGATTTCCGCCATAGTCAACAATGTCCCATACGCGTAAAATATCGCCTGCTTTTGCGAAATGGCCGCCCCGGTTTTGCGTCACACGTACGTATTCCCCAATTTTCGGGCGCACTGCCTTCCGCTTGGCCTCCGCAACCTCTTCGTCGGTGGCGCGGACTAGGGCCGCTGCGTCAAAATACGTGCAACCATTGGTGTCGCCGATTTTTCGAACCTTGAAGTCAAATCTTCGACCGGTGTCTATGATTTCTACAATGTCGCCGGACTTTGCGTAACCATCGTCAATTCCTTCGGCTATTTTCGCATAATCCCCGACCTTCAACCGATCCGCAACCTTAGCCTCAGCCAACTGACGCTCCATTTCGGCCACCTTCGCCTTCATCGCGGCCAGTTCGGATTCGAGCGCGGAAAATACCGGTTCCAGGACGACGTACTCACCTTCCGAAAGACCGTTATAGTCTCCAGCATCATCCACGAATTCTGGATCGCCGTACGAATCAACGTGTGTAACCTCATACGCTTTTCCTGCCGTGATGTCATTGTAGTCGACGAGAGAAACGATATATCGGTCACTGAGGCGTACCTTACGCGCTGCCTCACGATACTGCACGCCATCAATCGTATGAATCTTCGTCATTACTAAACCGCCTCCGCTTCGTTCATATTTCCGGTCAGCTTCCGCCACTTCCCGTCAATCGCGTCCGCCGCCGCCCAATACTCGGACTGCCCCGTACACTCAACGAGATAGCACACGTTACCAAGCACGCCGATCATATAGTCGACCGCGCCCGGTTCGTACGTCTCGCCGTTATTGCGCGTCCCGTTTAGCACGTAATATCCGCCCGCACCGCCCTTGTCATCGCGGTATCGCAGCGTTTTGACCTGGAACGTCCGCCACTCGCCCGTGCCCGGTTCCTTCGCGACAAGATCGTATGTTTCCGCCGCGACCGGTTCGGCCACCTCGTAGCCCGCCGCCAATAACGCGGTCATGGCGACGAGCTCGGCGTGCGTTCCACGCTTGTTAGTATTCGAGGCCATCGTCCACATCCTCGTCTTGTTCGATTTCGATCGGGACACCGATCGCTGACTGCCCGAACCCAATCGGCTGCCTCTCGTCTTCTCTCGGCGCGTTAACGCCGACGTGGAGGTCGACGTCGTATTCGTTCGCGGCGTCGAGAGCGTCGAGGAAATCGCGGATGTGATCGGCAGTCTGCGGGAGCTCATCCGCTTTGTTCACGTTGATCGCGAGCGTGATTTTGCGTTCGCGCTGCGTTACTTGCGCCATGTGGACGCCTCCCTTCGTTAAAATTGCGGCAGGCTGTCGTCAGATTCCGCCTCATCCGTGTTCGCGCCCGCCCCGAGCGTCAGGCCGATCTTCGCGATGTCGAACCCGGCCACAACGAGATTCTTGATTTGCTCCTGTTCGTCCGCGATATAGAGGCAGTCGTCGAACAGCGCGAAGTCGAACGGTTTCTCGCCGCACTTGACGAAGTTGGCGCGCTCTTGTTCCGTGAGGTCTTCGTCCATATCCAAAACTGGCGAAAGTGTTACGACTGTTTCCGTGGATTTGCCGGTCTTCGTTAGCTCAAACGCTACTTTATCGAGCTTCTTCGCGTACTTTTCGATGGTGGCTTTGACTACCTTGTACTGGTTTTGCGAGAAGTCAACTACGATGTCCTCGCCAGTCTCGAGAAGACCAAACCCAACCAGATAACGCTGCTTGCCTTTAAAGTTGTACCCGAGCTTGGAGTACTCTTCGGCTTTAGCTGTATCTCCTTTTTCTTTTGCTTCTTTCGCCAATTTGTAATAGTACTCGGAAGCCAAGTCCCAGGGCGTGTGCCCGCCCGTAATAAACCCTTTCGCGTTTCGTGTAGCAGGCTTCTGAGGGACGAACGTATTCACTCGCGGATTGTACATGCTATAGCCGTAGTACATCGCTACGTCCGTAGGTGACTTAACGCGCACCTTAATCGTCATACCGGAATTAAACGTGAAGATCGAGCTGCCTTTTCCGTTATCGTCGTTTGTGGCGGAGTTAGCGGCATCTGCGCCCATCTTCGCAAAAATGCTCATCGTACGAATCGCTCCTTTTCGTTATTTTTCGTTACGACACGTTAGCTTTAGCTGTAATCGCGCAACATCCACGTCATCAGCCGGTCGCCCAACGGACCGTCCGGCACTTTGTTAACGCGGAACACCTGGTACATCTTGAACTGCGGGGGCTTACGATTGCGTTTGGCCATCGTTCGTTCACGCTCCTTTACGGATTTTCTCGTTTCGGACGCCGGAATTTCCCGCGCCCGCGAGACGGCGTGAGAGCGCCTAGTGACGGGTGACTCCGTCCTCTCATACCGCCTTGCCGACGCGCGAAGCGCCGGATATTACACCGCGATCAACGTGTGCGCGATCCGCTTCTTCTCTTCGATAAGCATCGCTAACTCACGCTTTTGCTCGGCAATAAACATGTCGATCGCGTTTATCCTCGCTTGGCACGCCATCCTCTTCGCTACGCTCCGCGTCCTTACGAGATCAAAGGCGCGCTCGGCCCGTTCTACAATAAGCGCAGCCTCCTGGACCGCGAGTCGTTTACGGAAAGCGTTGATTTTTCGCTCGATCTTACGCAGTTCTTTCGCGGTGATCTCGCTTATTTTTGCGCTTAGGGAGTCAGGAAATCTCTTCGTGTTGTACATGACGGTCCGTATCGTCTTCATGTCCGGCGCGACAGCAAGGGCAATCCCATTCACGGCGAACAGATGTCCCTCGTTATCACCGCTGAAAACTCCGCTTGCGACCAACTCTGACTCGCGGAATCTATCGTAAATCCATTGGGCAGCAAATGATTTCGGAATCCGGAATCGCTCGTTCGCGCGCTCAATTGCGTGCTTCCTGATCGTTATTCCGTCGATAATTACGTCACCATTCGTCGTGGTTTCGTTACCAATTCGTCTGACTCGCTGTATATGGACCCGTTGACCATTCCGCTGGGTTACGAACTCGACTTCGCCGTACCTGTAGACATCCGCGGAGACGCGCTCGCTTTTGCGAATGTTGGCGTTGATCCATGAGTGGGCGTGTCGGTACTCGATGCCGAACAGTTTAACGACGTCAACCTGAGCCTGCGTGGTTATGCGGATCGGTTCGTTCATGCGAGTCTCACCGCCCTGGGCAGCGATTTGCCGCGCTTAGGACGTTCGCGGCCGCCCGTGAACAAATCGTAGTCGAGCGTCGTGCCTTCGTAACCATCGCGAACGAACCGCTCGTATACGTCAAATGGATCGAAGAAATCGCGATGATGCGAAACTACTTCGTTAGGTTTTCGTATATTCTTAGCGTGAGGCATCGTAGTCCCTCCGTTCGTTTGTCGAAAATTAGGCGTGACAAATACGCTTGACAAATTTGTGCCAAACTTATATGATAATAAGCGTAGTTGTTACTTTTGGAAAAAATCGACATTGGGTTGATTACACTTATCAACGTTGGTTATACTGTAAGTGAGGTCGGAATAACGACGTAACGCCTAAACGCCGTTATTCCTGAACCTCGGTACTCTCAGACAGCTAAGTAATCGCGTATATCTCCGAAACGCTGGGAATCGTAATGTCGGGATAACGCACTTAGCTTTCTAGCTACTGTGTTCCGTCGCAAACCGAGCGCTTTGCCGAGCGCGTTGAGGTTTTTGTGACGGGGGAACTCTTCGATGATTGCCGTCATCGTAGAGTCATTCTGAATCTTGGCGGATTCGAGAAGGAAGTCGATAAGTTGCCGCTTATCGGCTTCTTTCTTTTTAAACATCTTGTTTACCACATGATCTTCCAGGTTAAAGTCGCTCACGAAGATATTCGATGAAGTTGCCGCTTCATCATTATCTTCGCCCAGCAGACTTGGTTCGTACCACTCGTGTCTTTGTCGCAGCCTTTGCTTCTTCCACAGGTTCTTTTTCCTGTTGCGGAAACTGAAGCTGATGAGATTTACAAAGTCTCCTCCTTTGAATGAGGCTACTGACAGGCAGAAGACTTCGTTAAAAAGCGACTGGTACTCATCCGACTGGCGACTGATGTTCCATGCCCTTCGAAGGATTGTGTACATCTCTTCCAAGTGTCTTTCGTCCTTGCTTAGTAAATACGCATTAGCCAAATCGTTGACCGCTTTCTTTTCCATCTTACCCCTCCCTTAGCGTTCTCACTTCTTATAACAACCGAGATTCGATTTTGTACACCTCCCCACAAAATTTTTTGAGTTCAGTTGTGAAAAAAGTACCAAGTTTGGTATATTTGCGAAAGGACCGTGATAAAATAACTTTACCACTGTACCTTTGCTTTTGTAAAGGTAGCTTATGAAAGGAGGTCGACTTTGGTGATTAGTTACGAACCTCTTTTCAGGACGCTTGAGGAAAAGGGATTAAGACTGATTGACCTGGAACGTAAATGCGAATTCTCCTCCGCGACAACAAGCAAATTCAGAAAAGGGGAGCCTGTCGCGCTACAGACCATCTGCAGGATTTGCTGCTTTCTCAATGTCCCGATCGAGAAGGTACTGAAAATCTACTGCGACTAACGCCGTCTTTTGCTAAAATAATGCAGTACATACTTCCTTGAAAGTGGGAGGCGTGAGATGGCGTTCAAGGTCGGACGCTGCCTCCTCCAACAACGCCTCGCAGAAGCTAGGATGACTCAGCAGGAACTCGCGGAAAAGATAGACATGAAGCCACAACAACTTTCGGACTATGCCGCGAATAGGTACACGATGTCTCTACGTAACGCGAGGACGATTGCTCATGCACTCGGGTGTCATATTGACGACCTATACGAGTGGATCGAGATACCACCAAAGCAACGCAAACGGAGGAGGCGGCAGAAGGAGTAGGCGTGAAATAACGCTTGCTCTCCGGCCAACTATTACCGAAACTTCGGTACTTCGTATTCTAGCAAACTCCTGTCGAATCTGTCCCGCGGGACTTGTCGACTCGTTGCGACAAAAGAGGAAATTTGCACCACTTGACCGGCCTAGCCGCTTCGACATACCCCCGCAACTCGTCCAAATCCGCAATCTCATTAACATCCTTGTACTCACGCGGAAACCCCACGTCATACAACTCGCAGTATCCCGCCATCTTCTCGATTACTTGCGCCTTCAACCGCTCGCCCGCCTCGTCATTGTCCGTCGCGATCCGCAGTTCCTCTATCGGACTCTTCCGCAACAACTCCGCCTTCTCGTCGCTAAAAGACGATCCTCCAACCGCAACCGCCGGAAAACCCGCCATCATGACGTACATCGCGTCAATCTCCGCCTCAACCAAGACGGCCGTCTTCGCTCGTTTTCGGTAGATTGCGTCTATTCCGTAAACGAGCTCGCGAAGAGGCCAGCCACCCTTTACGTACCAAAACGTTTTCTCCGATACGCGGCGGAACTTCACGTTGCCGAGCGAACCATCCGGAAGGAACCACGGGATTGTAATCGCTTTACTCTTTATATCGTACCCGACGCGCATTTCCTTCTGTACCTCCGGACTTATTCCGCGTAGGCACAAGTATGGGTGTTCGCGGTCCCATGCGTTTAGGATTCGTGGGTCCAACGGCTGCTTTCGCTCGGGTAGCCGTAGAACTCCCGACAGGTCTAGCGTTACCGGCTCGGCATCGGCCGCGACCGGATCGTCCCCGTACTTCCACCGCAGGTATTCGCGCGTCTCCTCCTCCGTCTCGTTGCGGAGAAACGCGAGGAGTTTGACGAAGCCACCGCGCCGGTATTCCGGATCGGCCGCGCCATAATCGCCCCAATCGCCTGCACGCGCGCCAGTTACCTGGTTATCGCGCAACCATACGTAGAAGGACGGTGTGCTGTCGTAGCGGAACGGAGAGGCAGCGATTAACTTGTCCGGCGTCCAGGTAGCGCGCTTCCACGGGAAGACTTCGAGCTCAGCGCGGATGTCTACTTTCAGATTCATCACTCCTTTCCGGTGGGTTGCCGAAGACTCTAACCGCGCCGCTATAAGTGACTAGCCATGTGCCGCCTGATTTACGTGCCTCTTCTTCAGTAAAGGCTCCGCGAACGCATTTCAACTTCGTGGTTCCTTGCGGCTTATTCCACAGTTGGTCAACCTCTGATGCGGTTAGTACCTCTTTCAAGCAATCCATTTCAATTACCTACCATTCCTCAAATCTTCGATACTATCTCGTATCGTAGTTCAAATTTACCAGATACGATTTCGTATTGCAAGAAGATTTTTCTAAAAAACTGATTTGAATTGCTGAACGGCCACATCCCCCGTCTCCAACTCTTTCACAATCCCATAATTCGGCAAGTACACGACCTCAACCGTAACGCCCTCGCCGCCATTCCTCCCTTTGTTCAGTTGGATGACGCCGATCCCATCCAGCGTGTCAATCCCGAGTGTTAGCGCGGAATCCTCCAGGAACGCCTTCGACTTCTTCAACTCGGCGCGCGTCGGTGGCCGCAACTCACGGTTCCCCTCGTCATCTTTATCGTCGCGGACTTCCTCCGCCTGGGTGATACCGTGGATCACCGTTTGCGTCCGCCCGGCCAGCGCACGGAGCTTCTTCGATGTTTCCGCCGCGTCACCGCCCGCCGTTTTCGACGTGTTCGCCTCGTACGTCATGTAGTAGTACGGGTCGATCACGACCACATCCGCCTTCGTCGCGATAATGTCCGCCTCCAAATCACGGACGCGCCGCGAAGTAAAGTCCGGATCATCGACCGCGCGCACGATGATCGTGCCCGGCACCACGTCGTTAAGCCGCGCCAGGAACGCCTCAAACCCGCGTTCGAACTCCTCCGTCAGCTTACCGGCCAGCAGCGCGCGGTTCTCGAAGCCCGCCTCGTAATCCACGCCGTCAATTTGCGCGTTGCAGACGCCGAGACGAGCGCTAATCGACGAGTAGGCGCGCGCCATCCATTCGAATCGCGACATCTCCATCGCCCATATGAGAACGGTCGCCCCCTGGAACGCGCCCTCGATCGCCTCTTCCATCGTAAAGATCGATTTGCCGCGCCCCGACCGCCCGTACCACGTATAGAGGTTGCCGGAGAGGTACCCGCCTATCTCGCGGTTGATCGTCGGAAACTTGCTGCGCCAGATTTTGAACGAGCGCCCCTCTTTGCGCTTCCGGTACTCTTCGAGAAACGCGTCCGTATCCCGTTTGAGGTCCGTTCCCACTTTCGTACGAATGCGGGTCCGATCCGTAATCTTTGCGAGCTCCTCCGTCACCCACTCCGCGAACTTCTCCGGTGGGAGCGACGCGTATTTCTCGTTGAACTCGCGTCCGGTAAAGAACGCGTATTGCGACCGTTTGCCCGCGTCCTCCTTCACCTTGCGCGCCAGCCACTCGAACGAATCCGCAACCTCCGGCATGTACGTAAAGCCCGCGACTTCCGCCGCCACCGTCCGGTAATCCGGCGCGGCCCCTCCGTTGGCTGCCGCATAGTCGCGGATAAAGCGGAACGCCTTCCGCTCGGCCTCCGTGCCAAAGTGTTCCTCGCGGATGTCATGACGGGTTAGGGCGGACGGGTCGTTCGCGTCGATCACCTTCGATAAAAGCTGTTCGCCGTATGCCAAGCGAGTTCACCTCCAATTATACGGTCAAGTGTGACAGATTCTGTCGCGAACGCATGTTCTCGTTAGGTACAAGTAGATTGTACACCAGCCGGGTTAATTTGGCAATAGTACAAATTTGTTTTACCTGTGCAACGCGAGCCACTCGGCAATATGCCGGTCCCACAACCGGCGTGCCTTCGCCTCCAACCGGATGGATCGCCGCAATTGCCACGCGTGATACTTCGTCAGGAACCATCGGATCATTCCGTCACACCTCCGCGTTTATGCAGCAATTCGTACCATTCCGCCAGTTTACCGTTTAGAAACACGTATTGGTCCCAGTCAAACTCGCCGTATCCAAACCGTTCATCGAGCGCGTGGTCATACCGAATGATAGCGTCCTTACAATACGCGAACTCTTCCGCGGATAGTTGCGGCTTTTGGCGGCGCTGACGGGTGCGCTTCGGTTGAGTCATTCGGACACCTCCCCTTCGCTTTTGTCTTCGCATTGCGGACAAGGATCGTACACTCCGTATCCGTAAATCGGCTCACCGTTTTCGTCCTTACCGATTTCACCCCACCACTCTACACGTTTTTCACCGTCACAAAGCCAACACGCGCCTTCTTTTCGCTCTACTACGTTTGTTTCCGGTGCGCTTACGAAGAACGTTCTCACTTCCTCATCCCCCTTTTTGATTCGCCCACAAACGGAACCACCGCGCATTGATCCCGGACCCGGTCCGCCAGCCGCGCGTCAAATATCATGTCTAGTCCGTAAACGACCTCGTGTGTCTCTTCGTCTTTGTACGTTTTAATCGGCACGTTCGACGTATACACGGTCGGCAGCCGGTTCGTCACCCGCGCGTTAATAATCGCGTGCAAATCGCCACGGAACGCATCGGTCGCATCGCGCACGCCAATATCGTCCAGCACCGCGAACGGAGCGCTCATTGCCGCCTCCATCGCGCGATAATACGCCGCCGACGCTGGCTCCGCGATATGGTCCGGCACACGCGGGCGGTTAAACCGGTTGAACAGCGTCTGCCACTCGTTCACATCGAGGAAGTATACCGGTCGCTCAAGCGGTCGTCTATTCCGTTGAAGCGATCCGATATAGTGCGCGATCATATACGCGTTGGCAATCGCGGCGGCCGTCGTTGTTTTGCCGGTGCCGGGTTCGCGCGAATAGAGGTATAGCGATTTGATGCGCTCGGCCCCCGGCGACTCGTCGAACTGGCGGTCGAACGTCGCGATGTATCGGTCCACGATCGCGTAGGCTGCCGCTTGATCCCGGCGCGCGACCGATGTGGCTACCGTTACTTGGCGGTAGTCAGACGGGATGCCTGCCGCGCCTACCCGGCCGCCCGAGCCGCTTGCGCCGTGGAGACTGATGAAATGCGGGCAAAGTCGGGTGCAAACGGCCGGGTCGGTGGCCGATCGGCAGGGCTCGCGCAGGATGCAGGATGCTGCGTTAGTTTGCGTCAATTGGCGGTCACCTCCTATTACTTAACTTCGCGGATAGCTTCGATCTCCAATGTTGAAATGGCGACATCGTTGAAGATTACGAATCCTCCCATGTGAATCTGATTCATCAAAAGGCGGAACGACTCCGCAATATTAGCTACTTGATACGTTCTCCCGCTTCTCGTAACGATCTCGATGGTCAATGAATACTCACCTCCGAAGGATAATGTACATCAGCGCGGGAAATTCACACGCCGGAAAGTAATCCAAGGACTACCACTATGAACACGAAAACTCCCATTGCATGAAAGAATGCTATCGTCGATCCCGTAAACAGAATAAGAAACCCCTGTACACCTAACGCTCCGAGGATCAAGAAGCCGATAACTAGAAGCACCATAAGCACATAGTCAGCAGTCGGTTTCATGTTCGCCTTAACTCACCTCCTAATTTGTTAAGCTATGCCGCGGTATAGTCGATCAATTCAACGGAGACATCTTTTCCCATTCGGCTGCGAGCTTCCTTTACCGCCAATGTCTGAATGTCTTCTTCATTACCCGTCCATACATATACAAACCCTTCATAGCGAGCGTACATCGAACCCCAGCAAACTACTCTGACTTTCCATTTTCGCCATTCCATATTGCCGCGCTCCTTTCTTCCCTAACTATTTTGCAAAGAATCCGAATCGCTTTATGAGTTCATTGAATTCCTCTTCGTACATTTTCTCTTCATTCTCCATGAAGTCAGTTTGACAATTGTGGCAAACCCTCTCCCACCTGATGTCATACAATTCACCGCAACATGTACGTTTGAACTTGTAACCGTTCATCCGATTTCAACCTACTTTCCTCCCTACACAATTTGTTAAATCACAACCAATCGACCAGTTCTTCCGCCGTCATTTCGTACCTTACATCGTTGTCCGCGTTTACACACGCCTCCTCCCGCCTTGCTTCGCGCTTCTCCTCCGCCAGCACCTTCGGCAGCACCCGGCCGCGCATATACGTATACATGAACGTCCAATTGAGGCCCGGATACTCGCGATTCGGCCGGTACTCCCGGAAGCACCCGTCGATGAACCTCCGGACGACTTCCGGACCGTGCTCGTCGATCATCCGCTTGATCATGCCCTGTTCCGCGCGCCAACCGCGACCTGGTACGTACGGGATGCCGTAGAGTTCCGTGTGGCGGTCGCGTAGGTATTCCGTGAAGCTCGCGGTATTCCACGTTTCGACCGGGCGGGCGCGCCAGTCTTTGGCGGAAGGAAGGCGATTATTCCGTTTGGTCATCGGCAGTCGCCTCCTCCTTCAACGCGTTTAACGCAATCCGTTTGTATACTGCCGGATCAGTGGACGGGATTCTCGCGATTGTACGTAATGCCGCCCTCAACCGCTCGATTTCATCTTCCGCCCGTTGCGCACGCTCAATAGCGTGAGGCCATCCGGTGCGGGCTTCGGCGATGAAACGGGCGTCAGCGTCAGTTAGAACGCAATCCGTACCGTCCTGTTCCGCGCAGACAACGGAACCTTCCGCCTGGCTGTATACGTAGTTGCCACGTTCGGATTGCTCGTAGCCTTTGCCGACCGCCCAAGGCCCCGGAGTTGCCGCGTTGCATATCGCGAGGTCGACGTTAAGGTCACGCATTTTATCGGTGGTCATTCCGCGTTCCCTCCCGTAAACAACCTCTCGACTACTTCCGGATAAAGATCGGTATCGTCGCTAACTTCGAATACTTTCTCGCAGTCCATGCACGCACGGATTTTACTGCCTCCAGCGGTAAACCATCCGGTCGCTGCGAGATTGCTTCCGCCGCATTCCGGGCAGAAAACGAATTTGGTCATTCCGCGTCACACTCCTTTAACCGTTCTCTTACTCCTTGCCAGATTTCGTCCCATTCCACGTACCCGAGGCGAAACATGCCTTCGTCATCCAGGGCCTCTATGACTCTTTGCAACCGCTCAATCTCGTCAAGCAATCGCGGAATGTCCTCGCGGGCGTGGGCGATGAACTCGGCGTTGTGTTCCTGGTGCTGTTCAAATTCGCAAATTATTAAGTCGTCCGCATCGTATAGCCATTCTCCGCGATCTTCCCACGGACCATCCGACGCCCTATCCGCACGCTCACGGATCGCGGCGAGTTCTTCCGGCGTCAGCCGATCTTCGCGCGTCATATCGTCGCAACCTCCCCGCGCCATTCTACCGTCTTCAAAGAGTCATCGTCGTAGTACGATTCCAAATACGCGTCAACCTCTACGCCCGCAAGATGACGCAGTTTTCGCGTTGCCTCTCCGACCGTTTTCGCTAACCCGCCGTCAATTTCCACGATATGTTCTGCGTAAAACTCGACAGCCTCCAACGCATCATTTAACGCTCTAACTACGCGATCTTGTGCGTCGCGAATCTTCTCAATCCGCTTGATCTCCGCTGTCTGTTCCGGATCGAACAGGACGTATGGGCGACCGCAGATAATCGGCGGGACCGCGTTAGGTTTCGTTGTCATTTCGCAACACCTCCGTATAGTTTCGCTGCGATCTGCGCTTTTCTCGTTCCGCTAAACGGCGCACCTACGCGCAGGCATTCGCGGACGAACTCCGGCGACCCGTCATCGAACGGGAGACCGAGCGTGCACAGCCGCCAGTGTACGAGTTCATGCAGGAGATTCGCCAGCACTTCGTCACGCGTCAGCCTCGCGTTAACAACTCGGCTCATACGGATTTCGCGGATACTATCGTCGTCCAGTGACGCGGCAAACGCTGCCTCGCGCTCCTTCCACTTGGCGTTGGTCAAACGGATTGTGCCCGTATAGTCAACGCCCCAATGCTTGCGGCACATTTCGTTTGCGGCCGCGTACAGTTCGTCTAGCGTTAGGTTACCGTTGGTCATGCGTTACCTCCTCGTTTATCACGCGAAGCATCGCAAGTGCTCCAGGAACGTTGGTATACCGTACCCACCGGGAGCCACCGTCCGGAGCAATGCCGTCCCACGAAACAATCGCGCCCTTATCGTCAGCGCCCTCGTACGTACCTCTAAACGCGGGGTCTTCGATTAACTCAACGCGAACACCCGGCACGAATCCTCTTTCGGCCGCGTACCTTTCAGCTTGCTCGCGTTGCTCCCGTGCGATTATCGCCCGTTGTTCCTCGGTCAGACGTTTGAACTCGGCAATCGCTTTATCGACGGCCTCTTCCGGCGTAGCGCCCGTTACCGTAAATTCGCTCACATAGCCGTTGTGGTGCACCTCCCATCCGTGGTCAGCGTCGCCCCATCCGTAGTAATACCGGCGAATTTCGAGATCACCGTCGCGATCCTTTACGACGTCGTTGACGATGACCGAACGGTACTCGCGGAATACCTCTTTTAACTCGGACCATTTACGTTCAAAATTCGTCGTCATTTCGTTACCTCCTCGTATAGCTATCGTCTGAGACCGTCTGTACGCCGCGTAGAGCGTTTGGTTTACGTGAGGGTACTCGTAATATACCCGCGAGGCAAACGCGGCTTATAGGGCGGTTCTAGCGCGTCTGGCGGTGTGTTGGCGAAGCCCAGGCGTGGAGCAGACGCAGTTTGGTGCGCGGGGTGAGGCGACGCCAGGTTCCGGTGAGAATACGCATTGAGATCGGCTCCTTTCAGCGGTTTTGTTCGATCGCAAGAAGCGCGACGGCTTCCGTTAGCTCGCGTATGGGTTCGTCGTCGTACGCGATGAATGCGTTGCCCGTGCGTCCGCGATCCTTGTACCACGTCATGACGACATAGCCGTACTCGAACGGGACGTATCCGATGGAGGCGGCCTCCATATCGTCGCGGTAGGTCGTACGCAATTGGCGGGAGATGTCACGCAAGGCGTTCATGGTCGCGCAGTTCCAGTTGTCCGGGGAAAATACGCCAGTTTCGAAAGCGCAGCGCGGATCGTCGCCGTTCCAGGTCTTACCGCGCTCGACGCAGAGTTTGCAGGGCATATGTCCATCTCCTTTCTCCGCGCTATCTTTTCTGCGCGAGAGATATTATTTATTACATGACTGATTGCGCGAGTGAGGATACTTGTATCCGAACGAGCGCTATCTTTATTTCTTTTTAAAGAATTTCTTTTATATTTCTTTTTCATATTCACCCACGAAGGTTATAAGCTTCTGGTCCGAAGGTTTATATATTCAGGCCCGAAGATTATACAGAATAACGCCGCTTAAACTCCTTCCCGAGATACCGCGCCACCTCCCCGTTCTCAGCGATCGCCGCCATCAGCCTACCGGTAATCTCCGCCTCCTTCTCGGAAAACTCCGCCTTCTCCAACGGTTCGTGAACGATATAGTAAATCTTCGGCTTACCGCGCCCACTCGGACGCAACTCGATTTCAACGAGTCCAGCCGCGACCAGGATCGCGTCCAGCGCGATTAACGTGGCGCTCCCGAAATTGAACTTATCGGTGACGCCGCGCCGTCCGTCCCATGCGCGCCCCTTATCCGGCGAGTCCTTCGAGTTGTTCCGTTTGCGTAGCAGATACAGGTAGTACAACGTGGCCTTATCGCCAATGATCGGGTGGTACACGTCGAATATTTCGTGGTGAACCGTTGTGAAGCCGTCGCGGATGCGTCCGTAGGTGATTTCGGTTTGGTTATCGTTAAGTTGCGTCACTAAATCGCCTCCCCTCGTATTTTTTCGCTTCTACCTCCTAATAACAACCGAACTTCGATTTTGTACACCTCCCGATTATTTTTTTCGCTGTCTACTCCGTTAAACGCACGAAACTCGATCTCGCACACTTACGGACAAAAAAAAAATAACGCCAGCCCCGAAGGACTAGCGTCGTTTACCGGCACGAAGCCGCATGATTGGCGAAAACTGCGCGTGTTGCGCCCGTATGTTCTCGTCATCCATTTGTACGTATTTGCGCGTTGTTGAGATGTCCGCGTGCCCCACGATCCGCTGCAGGGTGAACAGGTCACCCCCGTTAAGCAGATACGTTTTGCAGAAGTAATGCCGGAACGTGTGCGGACTCACCCGGACTTGTCCGTCAATGCCCGCCTGCTTACCGTATCGGGTTAGTCGTTTCCGCACGGTATCGCCCGTCAAAGGCTCGCCATATGCCGTAATGAAAATGTGTTCAGCGTCCGGAAAGAACGTCTTGTTCTCCGTCATCAATTCGAACAGCAGGCGCAGGACCTCGTGCGATACCGGCACGATCCTCGGCTTGCGGTTCTTATTCATCGCGGCCGGCAAGTGGATGCAGCGCGCCTTCACGTCGATATGTTCCGCCGTTAGCGAGAGCGCCTCGTTAATACGAAGGCCCGTATCTGCAAGGAGCATCATGAGCGTCTTGTCGCGAAACCCCGCAAAAGTTCGCGTATCTGGCGCGGCCAAGAGGAGGCGGAGTTGGTCGTCCGTGAACGCTTCGATTTCGTCTTCGTCTTCTTTCGGCGGCTTCAAATTGGCGACCGGGTTAATGTCGATCATCCGCTCGCGTGCCCAAAAATTGAACATCGTCCGCAACGTCCGCAACCGGATTGCGACGGTCGTCGGCGATAGGGCTTGTCCCTCGATTTCGCGCCCCTCCACGCCTTCGTATTTCGTCCGCCCATCCGCCATATAAATGTAGTATTCTCGCGCAATAGACGGCGTTATATCGTTTAATTTTACGCCAGGGTAGTTATCGTCTATCCACGCGCGAAAATAGCGCCAGTGGGCCTTATAATCGGCCAGCGTACGCTCTCGCATGCCCTCCGCCTTCTTCACGTTGTAAAAGAGTTCGAATGCGTCATCGAGGCCGTAGGACACGCGTTCGTTTACGGTCGTCGACCGTTGACCGCGGATGAGTTTACGACCTGCGCGTTTATCCGTAGACAC